TCATCCTGTTTTCCTCTTCAAGATTGTCAGCACCGGTCCCCTAGAGTCGGTTGCTGATACCATATTTGCAGCTTCGATCAGATGCCCGAGCTCGGCGCCCGAGTAGTGACTGGTGATGCTGCCGTTCTTGTGTCCCAGCAAAGCCTTTCGGTCTTCCTGCGTGACACCTGCCGCCCGAAGGCGACGGCCAAACGTGTGCTTCAGGTCGTGCACCCTTATGGATGCATACCCAGGGTGAGCGGGGCGAAGGTTTTCCTCCTGCCAGAGTTTCGCCGCTCTCACCCGTGCTTTCTTCCAGGCCGAGTCGTTCATGCGATGCATGGCCGTGCCGTTGTACGGGAAAACCCATTCCTTGCTCAGGCCGCGCTGCTTATCAATGATCGACTTCGCCACGTTGTTCAGCACAACCAACCGCTCGTCGCCATTTTTCACGCCTGACCGTTCGTTCCTCCCGCCGAAGTCGGACGGTATCAGGAACACGCTGGTGCCAAGCTCCGGCACCGGAATCTCCCAGTCCCATCTCAACTTGCAGACCTCTTGCTCGCGGCAACCCGTGTTCACCTTGAACAGGGCCATCGTTTGCAGGTGCGCCGGCAATTCCCCGAAGAGGATCGACTGCTCTTCCCATGTCATGGGGTAGGGCTCGCGAACCTTTTTCTTCAGGTCCAACCTGGTCAGCATCGGAACCGAGTCCAGCCAGGGCCTGCGCTCCTCATCCCTCCATTTCCTCACGCAAAGCGAAAGGACCCGTATCACCCGCTCGATTGAGATGTTGATCGTTCTGGGCGCTACCGGCTTCAATTGCTTGCCGCACGGCATGACCATTCCCTTCAAGCGATCCCTCACGAACGGCTCAAGAGCCTGGTCATCGATGTGCGTCAATGGCAGATCCTTGAGATAAGGGTGCAGTTGCTTCAGGTGATGCGCAGTCAGCTTGATCGACGGCTGGTCCTTGTTGTCGATCAGGAACTTCGTTGCCGCCTCATCCCAGGTGCGCATCCGGCGCACGCCATACACCTTTTGCTGCCGAAGCTGCTCCAGGCGGTGAATCAGGTACTGCTCGGCTTCTTGCCGGTCACTAGTGCCAGTGCTTTCTCGAAGTCGCTCACCTCGGAAAACTTTGTCGATTTGCCAGATTCCACCTTTCTGGTAGAGGCCGGAGATCGCTTTTCTCGCCATGGTTTACCTCCTGTTGGTTCGCCACGGCGCTCGCTGCGGGGGCGATTGTTGTCCTGATTCGCTGCCTTTTCAATCGACTTGCTCTCGACGTAGGCGTCAGCCCACTGATCAAGCTCGATCCGATCGAAGGCTACCCCCTGCTTCCCGATCGGGAATTCGCGCACGTTTGGTCGAACCGTTTTGTTGAATTCGTCCCGGCACATACCGAGATAGCCGGGTGCATCCATGAACCGGATGAACCTCGGCGGAATGCTTGTTGCCTTTGCCGCTGTGGCGTTTGCCATGTACTTGCTCCGTGCCGCGCCTGGCGGCAGAAAGGGTTACGCGGGGCGCGCCTTCTGGATGATGTAAATGAGGATGAAGCCGGTGGCGATCAGCCAGAACATCGAGCCGAAGCCGGCGGTGATCAGGGCAGCGTCGGATCCGTGCTCGACCATTTCCGGCATCGCATAGGCAAACCAGAGCAGGGTGACCAGCAGGTACAGCAGGGCGCTGATCAGGACTTCAAACAGCTTTTTTGCTGACATAGGAATTCCTCGCCCGCCGTTCACCGGCAGGCTGTAGGTGGATTGGGGTTATAAAGCGAGTTCGACTTGTGCTTCGCGCTGCCAGATCGGAGAACTGTTGTGGCTCTCGATGCGGTCGGCGATGACGTTGGCGCGCTGGCCTGCAGTTGGTGGGGCATACATGCCGAACCGGCTGATGCTTCCGCCGTTCACTGCTGCGTTCGTGGAGTCAGCAGAAGCGAAGGGGAGGTGCTGGAATATCGCGGGATCGAGCATGCGCAATCCGTGAAGCTTGCATGCTGGCCTGCCTTGGTCATCGCAAATGGCATCCATGGCCGAAGCCATTCGCTTCCACCATGCCGCGGTGCCTGGCGTTGCCCATTGCCCCGAACTGCCGATGGCAACTGTTCGCCAGCACCTTGCCAGTCGCTGCAACCGGTCCAGCGATTCGTGCAAGTGCCACACAGGAACGCCTCGCAACTCTTCCGGCCACTGCCGCACAAGATCGTCGTTGGCCTCTTCATCCCCGTCGATCACATCAGGGATCAATGCCCACGTGAATCCTGGATGGCGGTGCCAATCCTCGACCCACCGCGTGTAGCCATCGACATCTAGTTCGCCACCTTTCTTCCATACCGAGAAGGCGCCGTTGTCGAACACAAATGATTTACAGACGTCAGCGACAATGCCTATGTCGTCCTGGCGTGGAAACGGCACCAGGGCGTGCCGTCCGGCAAGGAACCGGGCGCCGTCCTGGCGTGTGCCGCCGACAGGCGTGCCGTGGTATGCAATCATCCGCTAAGCCTCACTGTTTCGATCTCGACGCCCTGGTGCGTGGCGATGATGGTTTGATCGCCGCCCAGGGTTTCGGATAGATGATCAGCGATCTGCTCATGCCATCCCTGTTTTATCAGGGCGGTAGCCGCCTTAATGTGCTCGACGTGGATCATCGCGGTAGCTCGCAACTCCAGGCGGTAGAGAATCGTGTCGCCGTCGGACGGGCAGATAGCTGCGAAGGTGTGTCGGTAAATGTTCATGGCCTCGGCCCCCTGTAGATGAGCCAGGCCATGTAGAGCAGGGGGAGGATCATGGCGTCACCTCATTTCTCTGCTGGCGTTCAAAGTCTTCCGCCGAGCGCGCACATCCTTTTGCCTGGCAGCCATGCTCATGGCAGGCGGTTTGATTGCAGATCGATCGGTAACCGGAGCCGCCACAGAGGCTGCAATGAGAGCCAGAATGCGAAGGGCATCTGTATACCTCGCCGGGCGCTCCGTGTTTCTGTAGCCGCACGGGCAACATGCCGGCACCGGCGTCCGGAATAATTTGAGTTGAGCTGCTCATCCGATTACCGCCTTTATGGTCAGTACCAATGGAAGCCAGAAGAAGAGGGTGCAGCCGAGTGCGCACTTGGTGATCATGGCGAGGCCCTCTCGTTTTGGATTTGATTTCTCAGCGCAGCGGCTTCGATTGCCGCCGACGCAACGTCGACGTGGTAGCCGCCGCAGTGGACTTTCTTGTTCGACCTGACCTGGACGAACCATCGTTCCTTCCTGCCGTCCCAATACACGCCACGAACTCCGCTGGCCCCTCTTCCCGGCCCGATGGAAGTGGATGCGATGCGATACGCCTGGTTCTCTGCGTATGTCGCAAGGCGCAAGTTTTGCCATCGGTTGTCGTCGCGCACGGCGTTTCGGTGATCGACGTGCATGTCTGCCGGCGGATAGCTACCGGTCATGTAAAGCCACGCCAGCCGGTGGGCCTGATGCTTGATTCCATCAATCGAGATCTTCACGTAGCCGTCTTTGTCGAACTGCCCGACCTTGGGCCGGCGCCGTCCTAGATGCGTGAACTTTCCGGTGTCTGGGTCATACACCACTTTTTCCAGCAGACGTGCATGCGTGAGTTGGCGCGTTTTCATGGGCGCACTCATCCTTTGCCGCTATAGCGGCTGACTTTGAAGGGGAGGGGTTACTTGCTGAGGGTTGCGTCGATGCGGTCGATCAGGGCGGCGTATTCGGGTGTCCAGAGGTCGCGATGCAGGCCGTCCGAATACTTACCATCGCCCAGCCATTGGCGAGCTTCGGCAAGGATCTCCACAGCTCGCTCGATCTTTTCAGAAGGCCGCCATGTGGGCGGCACATTCCACAGCTTTACCACCTCGCCGCCATGGTCGTTCGCTTGGGTCTGCGCTTCGCTCTCGTGGTTGAACAGCCCGGAATAATCAGGATCGTCACACTCAACAAAGTAGAACCACGGTGCTACGGGTTGCTGTAGCTCGAATTTGGTCAGTTCATCAATCCGCTGATCCGCTGCGTTCAGGCGCAGCTGCAGGGCGTCACGCTCGGCGGTGACCCGGTCAAAGTCGGCGCCTGACACATAGCTGTCCCGCGCCTTGCCGCCCTCAGCCATGCCATCACTTACCCAAAAATAACGCTTCACGCTTTCCATACACCCTCCTGGGGCTTAACGCTGATAACAGGCAGCGCAGCGGCTACCAAGATATTGATGAGGATCCAGCCGGCGAGAACCCACTCCATCACAACCTCCGGCTTTTGTAGGCTGAATGCATAAACAGGAAATTGCCTCGATCATCCTGGATGACCGTCCACTGCTCGCTGGTCAGGCGGGCCATGAGCTCGCTGAATCGGTATTGGCGGATCACGATGATTTGCCTTGCCGGGGCATGCCCGGGCGGTGGAGTGGCGATGGGTGGTCGTTTGCAACTAATTGCTTATTTGCTTGGAAAAAGCGTTCACGTCGGAGCACGATTGGATCGAATCGAACCGGAGAGGACTTGATATGGAAACGTGCATTTACAGCGAGCCGATGCTTATCCCGATGGAGCTAACCCAGGGGCGAGAGGCATGGTTTGATTACCCAGAAAGCGCCCAGGCCCTGCCCGACAAAGTACGGGTATGCACAAGGCTGGGCGGCCTGTTTGACGTAGTGGGAGTCGTAAGTGGGCCATTCGAAAGCTGGAGCGACGTCCATCAGCAGGCTGCTGATTTTGCAAATAACTGGTACGACCGTGGCAGTGCTTGAGACGTCTAACGCGGCTGGCGTGATTCCAGTTTGTGGGGTTACTTCTTCGGGTAGGTCTTGGTCAGGGCGCCATTGACGATATGGCCGCGCTTGAGCACGACGCGAGCCAGGGCGGCCCGGTCTTTCTCGCTGTGGCTGGCCTGGCTGAGCAGGCCGAAGTAGCTGTTTGCGGTTTCACGCAGGTCCTTGGCGGGCGCCGCGGCTGTTCGTTTTAGTGCCTGGGCCAATGACCGCTTTCGGGTGGTCCGCCGCCAGGGCTTGATGACATGCCCGACGAAATCAACGCCTCGATCCACTGGCTGAAGAATCGTCTTCTTCGGGTTTAGCTTGGCGCCCAGGCTTGGCAGGAAGGCTTCCACCTCCGCCAGCCAGGCGTTGAGCTGTTGCGGCGACTCGTGAAGAAACACGAAGTCATCGACGTACCGGATGTAGTGCTTGGCTCCCAGCCGGTGCTTGGCGAATTGGTCCAGGGCATTCAGGTACACGTTCGCGAAGAACTGCGAGGAAAGGTTGCCGATGGGCAGCCCCAAGCGGGCGGGCTGCGCGGTCAGGCGCTTATGCTGCGGCACCCGGTTGAACAGGTGGGCCGGACTGCGCACCTCGTAATCCTCGCGAGGGTCGTGCATCAGGATCTGCTCGGCCAGGGCCATCCACCAGGGTTCGGTGATTTTGGCGGCCAGTTGCTGGCGCAGGACCTCTTTGTCGATGGAAACAAAGAAGTTCGCCAGGTCGCACTTCAGGTAGAAGATCGGCTTCGACCAGTTCTCGCTGGCGCTGCGGATCTTCGATTCAAGGCGCTGGGCGGCGTACAAAGTCCCGCGCCCAGGGATGCAGGCGCAACTGTCCGCTATGAAGCTGGCGTAGAAGCGCGGTGCCACATGGTTGTACAGCAGGTGGTGGACGACGCGGTCCCGAAAGGCTGCTGCCCAGACTTCCCGGGCTTTCGGTCGGGTGACCACGAAGCAGATGGAGCGGCCTGGCCGGTAAGTGCCGGCGGTCAGGTCGTTGTGCAGCTCGATCAGGTTCCGCTCCAGGTCCATTTCGAAAGCCAGCGCACTGTCGCTGTTGCGCTTGGAGCGTCGGCAGTCGTAATAGGCCTGGACCAGATCGCCGAACGGGTAGGGACCAACGTTCGAATCTGCGGACGGGGCGGACGCGGAGCTCGTTGTTCTTGTCGTTGTTGTTCTGATTGCCATCATCGAAGTTCATGTTGAATGCGTTGTTGGCGGAGCGCTGCGACCTATCGTGCTATCTACGTCGCCAAGCCGAAGGCAGAGCCGATCAGCGAGGCAACTGCGCGAGACCTACACGGACGCTTTAGACCGGCGGTATCTCTTGTGCGCATGGCGGTGACCCGAAGGTCAGCGGCACGACCAGATTCAATTCGCACAGACCTGAAAGCCGTGGCTCTCAGATGGCGGGCGCGGTTGGGGTGGAGCGTTTCCAGGCGTTGGCCTGTTTGCCAATTGAGGTGGTGACCTCGATAGCCTTGGCATGCTGCGGGACGCTGATGAATCGGCTTTCCTTGAAAAGCCGCATCAGGAACTCGATCACCTGGACCTTCTCAACCAGCGAGGTCAGGTGTGGATGCTTGTCCCGGGTCGAGTTGGCCCGGGCAATCAACATCAGCACGTCGATGCACTCATCGATCACCCGCTTGCCGAGCGACTGCTTCAGGTCGCGGGGGATATTTCGAGTCAGGTTCGTGGCCATCAGCAGCAGGCCCATCGACACTTTGTAGATGCTCAGTTCTGTGTGCATTCCCATTGCAATGGATCTCCTTGAAGAGCAACCGGCCGCAAGCGGCCGGATTAAATTAATGAATCAATAGATTAATTGACTGCGGACGGGGCGGACGCGGAGCTCGTTGGTCTTGCCGCCGGTGATCTGATCGCCAACAACGAAGTGCATGGAGAATGCGAAGTCGGCGGAGCGCTGCGAACTCGACCAGTAGGTGCGATCCTGGAACGCCTCAGGGCCACCTTCTTGGAAGGCTTCGATGCTGGTCTGGGTTGGCGACTCATCGGTGTACAGCAGGCCGACCGGCTCGCTGTTGGGGTTGTCGCCGCTGCGCCCGTACTGCCAGTTCTCTTCGGTGGTCGGCTTGAAGTGGCGGTACTGCAGCTCCTGCACGTCGCGGGCCGGGATCGCCCAGTCGGTGAAGCCGCCGATGTCCAGGGCCAGCACCTTCTGCGCCATTTCGCTGCCAGCGGCGGCCATGGCCTCGGTATTGGCCCGGCTGTCGGTGAAGCTATCGGCGCCCTCGATCTTCTCGCCGTACTTGCCCCAGGCACCGACCAATTCATGCACGGCGCCGGCGGTGATGTTCAGGTAGCGCTTGCCGGTGGCCGGGTCGCGGGTGACGCCGGAGAAGAAGCCGCCACCGAACGGCTGGCCGATTTCCGGGAGGGTCACTGCTGGTGCTGCTTGAGCTACTGCGGACATGGTCTTTCCTCTTTTCGAAGGCAACAAAAAAGGCGCTGCTGCGCCCCGGTGCCGGATCAAGAACGGATGAATGAAGGATTAAATAAAGAATCTGCGGACGGGGCGGACGCGGAGCTCGTCGTCCTTGACGTTGATGCCCTGATCGCCAACATCGAAGTACATGAGGAATGCGTGGTTGGCGGAGCGCTGCGAGCTGCTCCAGTACACACCCTCGGTGATCAGGCCATGCACCCAGACCTGGTACAGCTGAGCGGCTGCTGGCAGGTCGAAGTCAGCGTGCCCGTCAGCGGTGTACGCCCGAGCTTCTTCGGCTGCTGGATGTTCTCCAGCCGCGATCAGCGCATCGGTGTTGGCCTTGCCATCCCACTTGCTGGTTGCGGCTGACTCTTCGCGGTACCGGCCCCACTTGAACTCTCCCAGGTCCTTGTCGCCAAGAATCAGGTAGTGGGCAGGGACATCGCCGCATGCCGCCACGAAGCCGCCGTTGACGCCGCCTTGGCCCGGCCAGTACTCGCCCAGGGCAGGCACTGCACCTGGTGCTGGCGGCGCAACATTCGCCGCCTGGGGCAGGGCGCCGGCAAACAAGGCGGCGACCGCGATCTCGGCCAGCCTTGTGCGCGCCACTTTGAATTGCGCGCCGTTGTAGTTCAGCTTCACCATTTCAGCTTTCATGGATATTCCTCAGGATGGCGCCGCCCTCCGTGGACCGGATTCGCAGCGTGGGGTAGGGGTTATTCGTCGTGGCAGATGCGAAGGGCTTCGCGCTGATACGCCAAGGTCAGTTTTGCCGACACGTTTTCGGGTATCAGGTATTCGTGTCGCGGAGCAGAAAGGAACTGAGCAGATCCAGCCGGGCCCAGGCCATGCAGATGGTGAATCATCAGCGTCATGGCCTCGCCCTGTTCCTCAATACCGTTCCAGGCCATCAGGTCGGCCAGCGCCTGGCGGGTGCCGGCCAGCGTGTGCAGCCGCAACTCCTCTTCGCCGCGGCTCTTTCTCTTCGCCGCGGTCTTTGCTGACCGGTCTTTCTGAGCAGCAGCCATGGCAGGTCTCCGTTATTCCACTGGCCGGCAGTGCCAACCAGGTCTGTCGTTTGCGTTGTTGGGTGCGGAAACGTCTCACGCTGCTGCCTTCTCCTGATGCCAGGCGCCGGCGGCATCCAGTAGCGCAGAAAATCTCGCCTCGGGTACCGGCGTGTCGCCGGGCACGGCCAGCCAGCCCATGCCGATCCGGTGATTCGGGTTGCAGTCGGCCTTCACCTCTTCGTAGAAATGCTCGAGCACATCCGAAAGCCGCTCCACCAGGTGGACGCCATCCGGCCTGATGTCGATTGACTTGATGTATTGGGCACCGTCCTGGCGGACACAGATGCCGGCGATGTAGATCGTCCAGCGGTGCGCGACATCGCAGAGCGCGTCAGACACCGGTCGTGAAAGGATCTGCTTGCCATTCTTCCAGTTGACCATCACCTGCAAGCCGCTCGGGTCGATGTTGATCACTGCTGCATGGTTCGTGTTGACCAGGGCCCGCATGCTGCGCTCGATCTGCACACGCCGGTTGCATGGCTTGCGCTTGCTCATGAATTCACCTGTACATCCCCGCGGACGGGGTAGTCGATTTCGAACTTCAGCAGCAGACGGCTGAATGTTTTATGGGTGACGCCGATCCGGCTCATGGCCTGATACCGCGAAAGACCTATCTCCTTGAAGGCCATGATTCGCTCGGCATTCTTCTTGTCATCCGCCTCTGAGGCGCGCTGCGGCCGACGGTTGTTGATCGCTGGCTGAAACTTGAAGCCTCCCTCGACAGCAAGTCGCTGAAGTGTCCGTCGGGCCAGGCCGGTCTGTAGCTCAGCCTGGATAAAGGTCGCTGTCTCCGCCAGCTTGCGAACCCTTTCAATCTGCTCAACCTTTTCCTGCTCCCGTTTGGCGACACGCTCTTCACGCTCAATGTCCCGCTGCGCCATCTTGTCGAGCCAGTTCTGTTTGGGCGGCTCCCTCTTAGGCTTGGCCGCTTTAACGATTGGGGGAGGCTCGTGCCTTGGCGGAGGCGGCACGAAAGATGGCCCCTCCAGAACCTCAATAGTCCCTCCCTTGCTCAAGAATGCCTCCTGGAGAGAGGCCAGCTCATGCCTGCGTGGGTTGAGCATTTGAATCATGCTGAGTTCGGTGCTGATCATGGCGGCCTCAACGGGAAAGCGCTTTGCGCATGAAGGGATCAAGGTCGGCCTGGTTCAGCAGCCAACGCTTGTAGTCGTATGGCAGGTCAGCGATCGCCATGCCTTTGTGTTTGCCGAACCCGATAACGGTGGGGATTCGTGCGGTTTCGGATGCCTCCCAAAGCTCCTCCCAGCCGCTCACTGGTCGGCCAAGTTGTTCAGCCAGTGCGTCGAGGATCTTCACCAGAAGCAAACGGCAGTTCTTCACGTCATCCAGGGCGGCGTGGGCGTTCTGAAGCAGACTTTTTGCCTCGGCCCGGTAATGCATGTAGATCATTGATGACTGTGAGTGGCTGTCAGCCGAAGGCCAGAGCATGGTGCTGAGTGCCCTCGTGCAGATCCTTTTGACGTCCGGCTCACCGACGACCCGCCAGTCGTAGTCAACGTTGTGGCCGATCATGTAAACCAGATCGGCGGGAAGCATGAACTCGGTGTGCGGCGAATGGCCGGCCAGTTCCTCATCCAGAATGTGGCTGGTTGCCAAGGCGCTCAGCTCAATCGGTTTGTCCGGTTTGTAACGCTGGAGGAATTCGGCGATGACAGCCAGGCTGCTGATGTTTTCCAGCTTCAGCCAGGCCGCCTCCACAAGGTGCGGCTCATTCAGGCCAGTCGTTTCGCTGTCAAAGATGTATGCGGTCATGCTGATTGCCTTTCGGTAGAGAGCTCGGATTTGCGCTTGTCCTTAGCGGCTACGACTTTCGTAACAAGGTCATCGAAGCCGAGGGCGATGGCCTTGGCTGCGTTGAATGCCGACTGCAAGGCTGCCATGTCCTTAGCTGCTGCAATGTCGGCTAGCGCATCGATAAGTAGCTCTTTCGCCCGAGTCTCTGGACTTACACCGGAGTTGAGCCAGGCAAGAAGTCTGCGGCCGGTTTCCTGGGTGATCAGCTCTGGCTCTTCGAAGAGCTTCGTCCGGTCCTTGCTCGCTATCGCGGTGTGCCCGTCGTGAGTCAGGTCCAGAACAACGGTGAATTCGTAGTCGGTGCCATCGCGCTGCTCTGACTTCATGCCAAGCTTCAGGATCTTCTTGCCCTCGCCCTGGACCGTTTCGGTCTTGCTTCGCATGGTGCAAATCATGTGCAGCGAGCTGGTCAGAATCTTGTTCGTGAGTTGGCGATGGCGAGGTGTTGTCTCGTTCCAGGCGGCCCACGTGTTTCCGCGAAACTTTTGGTGCGCCAGTGCCTCATTGGCCTCCAGGCAGCCCCCTGGGCCGGTCCACTCATGCGAGTAGCTGTCAACGATCAGCACGTTGTAGCCCGCCGCCTCAGCAGCGGCAATTGCCTCCACGTATCGCTCAGGCGAAAAGGGCGGCTGCAGCTCCAGCACATCAAAGTCTGCTATGTCGGAGTAGAGCGAAGCGCTCCCTTGCTCGGTGTCGATTACCGCGATGCGACCGCCTAGCCCTTTGGCCATCAGCAGTGCGGAGTATGTTTTTCCTGATCCGGATGGCCCGGCAAGTGCCAGCCGTAGCTTGGCCTGCTTGCGTTCGGCTTTCTTGAACATCTTGAGTTACCTCAGATTGGTTGGTTGTCCCACTGCTGTTGTATGCGGTGGGCTTCGTCTTCGTATTCCTTGCGCTGCTCGCCGGTGAAGCGTTCAGGGGAGAACTCGCCGACCGTTGCCCAGTCGATCTGGGCGGCCATTGCGGGACTCATATGGCCCTCCTAACACTCAGCCCCATCAGGGCTGCTGCTTCGGCCATGGTTTGTGGTTTGGTGACGCCCAGGTTGCTGGCGACTCGTTTGATGGTCACCAGATCATCAAGGGTGCGAGCCCGGTCGATGTAATCGGCGAGTGTGACCAGCTTCGACTTGCTCCTGCTGAGCGCCATCCCCAGCTCGACCTGGTTGAGCTTCCTGGTATCGCATTCGAATATCGTGGACAGCGACTGGTGGATCTGTTCCAACCTTGCTGTCGAGGACTGCGCTTCAATTTTGGCGCGTTTCCGATCATCAGCAGCGGCCGCCAGTTGCAACTCCAGTTCGCGCACCAGATTTGCGGAATCGCCAAGTCTGGACAGGCGCTCACGCTCGGCCTGCTGCTGTGCCTCGCTCAGCTCTTTGCGTTCAATCGCAGCAGAGGGGGCGGCATAGGCACTCAGCCGCATTTTTTGCGAAAGCGGGACGTCTTGGGTTTCTTGAGACATAAAGCCTCCATAGCCGCAAACGGGTGCGGCTTTTTTTGGGTTATGGTCGGATGGCTACGCAGCGGCGGAATGAGATGATTTGTGTTCAGCGTAGATTTTGTCGATACGCGCCTGGAAAGCCCGCTGCTCTTCGTTGCTGATTGCCCGCAGCAGGAAGGCCAGGGTTATTGCTGATCGAACTGCTGCACTGGCGTTTGGGTTTCCGACAGTGCGGGCCAGTTCGGCCAATTCGACATTGATCCACCCAACGGCTGTATCGTGGTTGGTCTGCGCGGTGTTCACTGTGAACTCTCCAGCCTCTTGGCGAGAGCGCAGGCCTCGTTGTGATCGCGGCGGAAGCCAACGACCTTGCCGGTGCGGCTATCCACTACATGGAAGAAGTCGCGTCCAGCTGGAGTCACGATCATCCGGAAAGCAGCCACCGGTGCTTGGCGGCCAATCATCCGGTAGAAGTCGGCGGTTGCGAGCATGGAGCGCTGGTGCAGGCCTGCGACGATATCGCGGCGGGATTGGATGCTGGCGTTCATTACTTCCACCTCTGTGGTTGATCCAACAAATTCCGGCTGCACACGATCCTTCCGCTGGTTGCCGTTGGGCGCGGTGTCAGGTGCATGCGGGATTGGTCGGGGGAGGGTGGCCCGGTCTCGCTGCTGGCGACAGACCGGGTTTGCAGCGTCAAGTTGTCTTCGTGCGCTGGGGTGGCCTACCGCATTCGGCCGATGCGCGGTGACATCGACGGCCTACTGTCCGCTGCCTGTATGAGTGATGGGCGCCGGCCTTCAGGCTTGCCGCGCCGCGCAGGTGAATCGGTCACTGTTACATGATGGTAATCCCCCTATTGCTCGCTCACTGGGCAGGCAGTGGCTACCTATTGAATGGATGCTCGTCTTTCCGAGCTGTCACACCGGCTACTCAAGGTGTTAGGAGGCAGTTTCCAGGCGTAAAGCACGCTCCCAAACTACAAAAGGACCCGCTTTCGTTGTGGCTTTCGCCTAATTCGTACGATGCATCAGCTCGAGAATCAGAGCCTGCTCATAACCCGGGACATCGCAGTTGCAAGAGGCAGGTTTGAGCCGGTCAAGCATCACTGCCACGCGGGCCTTGCGGAATTGTTTGCGGTTCATCGTCTTGCCCTCGGTTGTTTTCCCAATGCACCCGTCACCAGGTGCATCAGTGAAAAGGCCCGGTCAGCCTTCGCAGCCCATTTGATAGTTGCTTGCATGCTCAGCGCTGCAAAACGGCAGCTCTCGAGTTCGAAGCACCTGACGGTTGGTGTATGGGTCGCGGGTTCGGTCGTGAATGCTGCGGCGAACCACCTTTTCGGCCGGCTTACCGCAGTACGTGCATTTCGTTTGTGTAGCTGCTGCCTCGGTCATCGTTGTTGCCCTCCGTTGATTTCCAATGCCGCCTCATCGAAGCGGCATCAGTAAATCTGTGGGTGTTTCATCTCCACCACGCGCATCGCCTCGGTTTCCCCACCTGGCCGGGTCACACATTTCGTGTTCAGTGTTCTTCCCGGCTGGCTTGCGTGGTTTCGCGTACTCACATCTGGTGAGCACGGCCAGTTCCAGAGCTGGCATGGCATCGACTATTTGTTGCTCGCACTTACCGGATGAAACCCGGGGTAGTCGATGGCGAGGATCCTGAACTGTTAAAGAGCGGCGGGTCTGTTGAGGCCCTGGCGAGTCGCTGTGGCGTCTCCATGGATGTAGTTAACCATCGGTATATTTTAACGTCAATACCGATGGTTAATTTATTTTTGATAGGCGTGCGATATGCTTTGCCAAATACTGGATGTCTATACAGTTGTCGGGAGGTGGTTATGAGCGAAAAACAAAAACAGGAGCCGCACGGGCGGTACGAAAACACGGGAGTAGGGCGGTTGGGTTTGAGGGCGTCGAACATGATCAATCACCCAGTGGCGCAAATTCAGCGCTGGGTGACGATTCATCGCCTGGACAGCGACGGAGACAGGGAGTGGGAGGAGGTGATGGGTGTTCTATCCGAGACGGACGGTATAGACATGACGTTCAGCGACGATGGGTCGGTGACGTTGAGATGGGAGCCGTGCGCGGAGGAGGATCGGCCGGCGGAGGTCGTTGAGATGGTAGAGGAGCATGCGCCTTTCTGATACGCAAAGAAAAGCCCGCTCAAGCGGCGGGCTCTAGCCAAATAATGGCTCGGGACAGACGAAAACCCGCGAGGGGTAGGGGGGCTCGCAGGTTTTGTACATCTCGCTCAATAGGTGCTGGCTCCAAGCGCCACCTCTTGGGACTCCTTTGGCAGGTAACTGTCGAACCCTGTGACAAACTCTGCAACTTCTTCAGGGTAGCATCGCCCCCAGATACTCAGAAACGCTTCCTTAACCCTAGCTTCAGGCACCAGGCCAAGTCGCTTACCAATCTGAGAAAAAATGGTGTGCTCATCGCGGTTGGTGTTTGCAACACTCCTGACGATCGTTTCAATCTCCTGAGATTTTTCATATGGCTTGAGCAGGGCGACTGCTAGTTCACCTGAAATTTCCGAAAGCTTAGATAGCACCTTGTTGAAAACATATCGTTCCGGGCTTTCTCCAGGGAGTTTAAAAATTAATTGTGATGGGCTATGTAAATACTTGGAGTCTCCATCAAGTACGCAAATAGATTTTTGTACTGATGCGGGGTTAATATTATGGTCTTTGTGCACCCTTTGAGCGGTGCCGTCTCCTTCCATGGCGTAGATGCCAATTGCATCTAATGCAACCCCACTAACGTTCCTCAGAATTTCTTCAACCCACATTTTCGCAAATCGATCTTCAACAAATATAGCGAGGCGGGAGTCGACTACGCCGCTTATGGCGCGTAGCGATGCAATATCTAGCTTTCCTTGGTATAGCTTTCCTCTGATCGCAGCCCATATCGCTTTGTCTGGAAGTGGCTTTAAGGCGTCATTCGAGTGGCTGGTAAAGATAACCTGTATCTTTCGCCGGTTAGCAAGATCTATTAAGTACTCTACCAAGCGGATTGTTGCTAAAGGATGTAGGCCATTTTCGATCTCTTCAATCAGCACAAGAGATTGTTCTGGCATGGTTTCTAGCTCAACAATCATCCTTATTATGCTTGATTCGCCGGCGCCAAAATGAAATTCAGAATATTTGTCGCCCTTTGCGGTTTGCCCAGCGAGGAGGGTTATCTTTCCTTTTGCATCGATCTTGAGGAAGCTGAACTCGCTAACGTCCTTATCGAGGATAGCGGCAACAGCCTGAGCCGCCTCTTTAGGCATAGCGCTGATCGCGGACGGCTTAACGTCAAACTTTCTTGACATGCACTTCGCGAGATCAGGGCGTTCGGTCGCCGGGACGGTTCTTGATACACCAAATACCCTGGTTTTTCTGGTCAGTGCCTCGCGGCTCCATCTGAAATTGGTGAATTTCGCTGTCCGCTTTATAGAATCTTGCTGCCGCACGTCTCTATCTATAATCTCGTATTCTATTTTCCAGTTCTGCATGCTTTCATCGAATCTCCCACTTTTGGAGAAAAACAATGAAGGCTTGATATCTTTGTATGCAAGCGCGGCAGCGCCGAGAAGCGTCGTTTTACCGCCCCCGTTCGGGCCAATCAACGCAGTAACCGGAAAGTCAAAAGTTAGAACTGTATTCTCATAACCTCTGGCTTTTTCAATAATTATTTTGTATATGTATTTTTTATAATTGCGCTTCTGTACTCTTTCGAAAAGCCCCGTTATTTCACTGTCTCGAATCTCACTCTGATACATAATCCCCAAGTCCTTGTGAAGCTGTTGCGCCAATGATTTGTTAAGGCTTTACAACGGGAAAAAGCGTTTGTGATTTACGTCATACCAACTGAGCGTTCCACACCAGTAGCACCCGCCCCTGGATGTAGGTTTCATCCGCGCGGATTGTTCGAGCAGGATGCAGAGCGTTATCCGAGATCATGCTGAGCTGATCGTCACCGATCCACTGGAGCCGCTTGATGTACAGGTGGTTGTCCCATGTGAACATGTAGATCCCGTCCCCAACGAACTCCCGGATGCTTATATCCACCAGAAGGGGGTCGCGGTGCTTGATCGTAGGCGCCATCGATTGGCCCCAGCCCGTCACCATCTTGAGATGGAAGTGTTCTTTGAATTCGACGCCAATTTCACGTAGATGCTGTGGACTTACGCGGATGTCCTGGAGCATTTCCGGATAGTCGTGCGGGATTTGCCCGCCGCCCATGGCCGCGCGAACGTCGTAGTGGGCGATCCACACCTCATCACCCACCGCACCTGGCCGGTAATAATCCAGCTCGATTACACCGCCACCATCCTCTGCCTGAGCTGCGACCAGTAATCGCCTGCGAGCATCCTCGGAAAGGTTTTTCCCGCTTCGGCTCAGCATCTCGCGGACAACATCAGCTGCCGATCCGCCAGTCGAATAACTGGCCTGCTCCTCCCGCACCACTGGCGCGCTAGTCATGTTTCGAATTTCTGCAGCCAGGCGCGGACTGAACGCTTCGACTGGCTCTTGAATAAGGCGAGCCAAAACCGCCGCGAACTGAGCGTTGAGCGGATTGATCCCCTTGAAATACAGGTTCACAGCAGCAGGCGTCATACCGGCCGCATCGGCGATTTTTTTCTGACTTAGCTTCAGCTCGTTCTTCTTCGAGAGGAACAGGGCATGCGCGGCTTCGCACTCCGCCAAGCGGTCAGGGGGAAGGATTCGTTTCTTCGTCATCGCGCGAATGTATACCAACGGTTAAAAATAAGAAGAAACCATCGGTATTGATTAAAAATTAACAGATGGTTAATATCGGCCTCATCTACAACCGAGGCCTGATCATGAACGAGACCCCCCTCGACAAGTTTGTTGCTGAAAAAGGGCAGTCCGAAGCCGCAAGGCTTCTTCGTGTCACTGCCCCGGCAATTCACAAAGCGCTCATCGCGAAACGGGACATCCGCGTCTTGGAGTTGCCCGACGGCAGCTTTCAGGCCCAGGAGCAGCGTCCGTTTCCGTCCCAGAAATCCGCCGCCTAATCCACCTCAATAGCCAGGAGCATCGAAGCATGTACATGGACCCCAATCAAAAGCGCGCCATCCCGGTGAAGGTTCGATTCGAACCGGTGCTTGATCGGATTCTGCGTAAAGCCGCAACCAAGACCCGTATGCAGCACGCGACCTACCTGTACGAAATCATCGAGTGGGCCGTAGCCAACGGCGTGATCGAGGAACTGATGCAGGACAAACAAGAAGATATCGCGGGCTGAAGCCCCTTTGGAGGGCCAAATGACCGTAGAGCTTGAAAGGCTGCCTCCGCGGACTCGACAGCGGGTGGAGGAATTGATGCGCGTGAACGGCTGGAGCTTCAGCCGTGCGATCAACGAAATGACGGAAACCGCCATTGCCAGTGGCGCACTTTCGGAAGTTGGAAGGAAGAAGGCCAAGGTCCTTCAACTGGTGCCCCCAATGAGGGCCTCAGGCAGGGACTCTTCGGGGTAATCCAGAGGGCCTCTGCCAAATTCAGGACGAAAAAAAGCCGGGATTGCAGCCCGGCTCTCTTAAACACGTTGTGGAGCAAATCATGCACCAATCCAACCAAACGATCAATACCCCGGCCAATGTCGCGACACGTTTCGCCGGATCTGAAAATGTGTCGCGGATTAAGCCGGTCACGCCGTTCGACTTCCACGGCTTCCCTGTCCGCGTGATTGATGGGGGAAACGGTGAGCCATGGTTCATTGCCAAAGACATCGCCGAGGCCCTGGGCTATGCCAACACGTCGAAGGCGATCAACACCCACTGCAAAGCGGTGAATACCTGCCATACCGAAATGGGAGGTCAGGTACGGGCGATTCAGATCATCCCTGAGCGCGACCTTTATCGGCTGGTGATGAAATCGAAGCTGCCCGCAGCCGAGCAGTTCGAAGAGTGGGTAGTGGGCCAGGTCCTGCCGAGCATCCGCAAGACAGGAAGCTTTTCTGTTCAACCAACCAACAACGCGAAGATTGTCGGCGAGCTCGCGATCCTGGAATGCTTCGACCGCCTGCTGAAGCCGGCGCCGTCGAGCAAGATGATGATGCTCGCCAAAATCGCCGCCAACAACGGCCTCGACGCCAAGTTCCTGCCCGGCTACGCAATCGACGCCGCGCCCGATGCCGCTGGCGGCTCCTCGATGCCAACCAAGTCGGCCACAGCCCTGCTGAAGGACAACGATATCCGTTGCTCGCCAGCCGCCTTCAACACTGCCCTGGCTGCCCATGGCTTGCTCAAGTCGCTCCAGCGCAAAAACTCCAAGGGCGAAATGGTTCCGTTCTGGTCGGTGACTGAAAAGGGTCTCCAGTACGGCAAGAACCTCACCAGCCCCCAATCCCCACGCGAGACGCAGCCTCACTGGTATGTCGATCGCTTCCTCGAACTGGCCGGCTTGGTCGGCAAAGGCAGCAAGTAATGGCCGGAGACTGGATAAAAATGCGAATCGACCTTCAGACGCATCCGAAAGTGTTCCGCATGGTGTCCGCATTGCAAGCGGACAGATTGAGGATTATCGGCGGACTGCATGTCGCCTGGAGCATATTCGACACCCACTCGCACGATGGTGTGCTGGTGGGATACACCGTGGATGCGATGGATGCAGTGGTGGGCTGGCCTGGCTTCACCCAGGCCATGATCGACGTTGAGTGGGCGGCCCTTGAGGACGATGGAAGCCTCGTAATGCCTCGCTTTGACGAGCACAACGGGGCCAGCGCCAAGCGCCGCGCCAACGACTCTGAACGCAAACGAAACGAGCGGAAAAACCCTGTCCGCAATTTGTCCGCTTCGGATGCGGACAGTTTGCGGACCAGAGAAGAGAAGAGAAGAGAAGAGAAGAAAGAGCAAGATCAAAAGCAAGGTGCTGGCGCACCGGCGAAGTCTGGCAAGTTCGATCCGCTGACTGCCAAGCCCGACAACGTTTCCGAAAAGGCCTGGGCCGACTGGTGCCAGCACCGCAAGGAAATCCGCAAGCCACTGACCGCCAAGAGCTGTGAGCAACAGGCCAAGTCACTGGCGGGCCATTCATCCCCGGACCAGGTGCTCGCCACCTCGATCGCCAACGGTTGGACTGGGATCTTCCCCGAGAAGGCCGCGGGCAACGTGCACCAGTTCCCGGCATCCCGTCACACCGGTTTCGAGAATCGCGATTACACGGCGGGCCTAACCGCTCGCGGGGACGGCACCTATGACTTCTAGCCCGAAGCAAGTCGACCTGACCATCAACGATATCGAGAAGCGCTTTGGCGTGATCGGCAAGCAGCCTGCCACCTGCCCGCAGCATGGCGAATACGTCTCGGTCATCCGCAAGAACGCGGATAGGGCGTCCGGATGCCCGGATTGCGCCGACAAAGCTCGCCAGGAGCGCGACGAGGAAGAACAGCGGGCAACGTATGCCCGAATCGTCGAACAACGCCTGGAGCGCAAGCTGGGGGCTTCCCTGATCCCGAAACGGTTTATGGGCAAGAACTTTGCCGACTTCCGTACCGAGACGGCAGCTCAGAAAGCCAACCTTGCCAAGTGTGTCGAGTACGCCGACACGTTTCCGCAGCACCTGGAAGAGGGTCGCTGCATCGTCATGACCGGCACCCCTGGCACTGGCAAGACCCATCTGGCCGCCGCCATCGCGGGGCACGTAATTGTCAACCACAACGCCACAGCCGTGTACCGCACCGTTGGCGGCCTGCTGCAGTTCATCAAGGGCAGCTATGGCGACCGGGCCGAATACACCGAGGCTGAGGCATTCGCCAGCCTGGTCGAGCCATCCCTGCTGATCATCGACGAGGTTGGAGCCACCAAACCATCTGAGTTTGAGCTGGCAACCCTGTTCTCCGTGATCAATGGCCGGTACGAGGCGCAACTGCCCACCATCGTGATTTCCAATATTGACGCCAAGGAGCTGGGCGCCGTGCTGGGTGATCGCAGCGTTGACCGGTTGCGCGAGGGCCGCGGCATTGGCCTGGTATTCGAAGGCGCCTCAGAGCGCAGCAAGCGGAGGGCTTCCTGATGTCCCCATCCAAGCAAGAAATCCTCATGCAAGGCCAGACCGGTGTAGCGAAGAAGGTCTACGAGTGCGTACCAATCAATGAGCCCTGGACCTCGTTCCAGGTGATGACCGCCATGCGCAACCTGACCGGCAGCACGCCAGATAACCGGATTGTTTCGGGCTGCTTGGTCAGCCTGGTGGATTCGGGCCTCGTAAAGAAATCAGGGCGCGATCAATTCCAGCGCATCCCCGTAGACATCAAGCAGAAGACTCAGGTGCCAGTGATGACCAAAGCACAGCCGAAACTCGAAGTAGTTGCCGACCAGAAAGCCCAAAGCGGCCCGCTGGAGATGTTGAGCGAGCTGGCCGGCGAGATCGCCAGCATGGCCAGCAGCCTGAAGCGCTTGGCTGATCGGGTCGAGGACGTGGCCCTGGCAGTCGAGCATGAGCGCGAAGGGAATGCCGAAGCCGTGGGCAAGCTGAAGCAGTTGCAAGAGCTGCTGAAGGGGATTTCGCAATGAAACGAGCATCCCCAGTACAGCTACGCCAAGCCCTTGATGCAGCGGACGGTCTCGCGAAGGCCGGCGTTCGTTTCGTGTGCATCCCAGTCATCGACGAGGCGGACGCCATGAACCTTGCCGGCCAGGCCGCCCAGCGGTTGGAGCGGTTGGCCTATATCGCGGAAGCGCAGGAGAAGCGGGTATGAGCCAGTACGACGAACTGAAGCGGCTGGCCGAGGAAGTTAACGCGGCTTTCCCGCTCAAGGAAGACCTATGGAACATGGTGTGCACCCCAACGGTGGCGCTTGAGCTGATCGCCGATCTTGAGCGCAACCAACGCATGCTCCTTGCCGCCTGCATGGACATGGGCGCGATTGGCAAAGCCCTCAAGGCCGACATGAATGCCGACGGCGACGAGTTGCTGGGCATGGTCATCGACCTGAAAGCACAGAACACCCGAATTCTGGAATGGCTCAAGGACATCAGCCGTACATCCGGCGACAAAGGTGCCGTCATGGGCGCGCGCCAACTGCTCAAGGAGTTCGCCGAATGAATGACTTCCGAGACTTGAAAGCGATTGCGGGGGTCTGCCAGCAGCACCAGCCGCTGCGCTTCATGCCAAGCCATGGCGCGCTGTACATCCGCAACGACAACGGCATCGTCTTCGATGTGCATCAGAACCGGTCATTCCCAGAGTTCATGGCGCAGAACAAGGACTATGCGGACCTGGTGCTTGCCGCTAACCCTGCGACGATTCTGGCGTTGTTCGCAGAAATTGAACGCCTTCAGCGTGAGGAAAAGAATGACCTGATCGCCTACAAAGCCGCCATCGAGCGCCAGAACGAACTCCGCGCCGAAATCGCCGGCCTACGCACCGGCTACGAAGCCTACGAGCGGGTGAATGCTGAGCTGAAGGCTGAGGTGGAGCGGCTTCGAAAATCAAAATCAGAGCCATGCGACGGGTGTTTCATGGCGGAGGCTGAGGCACTGCGCAAGGACGCCGAACGATATCGTTTTGTCAGTCAGCTTGCTTGGTACGTGGATCAGGCTGCCTGGGTCTATAACATCGGCAAAGCGAGGTCGCCATGGGCTGATGATCGTGCAGCGGTCGATGCTGATGACGTGGAAGCGGCCATCGACGCAGCCCTGGGCCAGGGAGAGCAGTCATGAACGCATTCAGCGTACTGAGCCTCATCTTCACGGTGATCAGCCTGATACAGATCGGCCTTGTGCTGCTGGTTGATGAGGCCTTCATCATCGCCGCCATGGTGAATGTCTTTATCTCGGTCTACCTGGACCATTTGGGGATCGAGAAAGAGCTTCGTGATTTCCTGGCTGAGGGGAGGGCTCGCCATGACTGACAAAATTTCCGTCAACTGCCAGGCCAAGCTCTCCGAGGCCATAACCCGGCTCAGTGCCATGTTCCGCGACAAGAAGTTCGTGGTGGTCTCCCTGCGCCCGGGCAAGGACCGCACGCTGGACCAGAATGCCCTGTGGTTCGCGATGTACAAGCGCATTTCCGAAATGACCCAGATCGGCGACCCAGCCGACGCGCGCCGGTACTGCAAGCTCCACTTCGGCGTACAGATCCTGCTCAACGAGGATTCAGGGTTCCAGGCAGCATGGTACCGGGTCATGCGCCACTTGCCGTACGAGGAGAAGCTGGCCTTGATGGGCGAGCACAAGTTGTTCGGCCCGGACGGATTCCCGGTGACCAGCCTGTTCAATCGCGCCCAGGGCATCCAGTACACCGACCGCATGGCTGCGTACTTCACCGGCCAGGGCGTGGTGTTCTCCGATCTGCTGAGCGAGGTGGCGGCATGAGTGACGGACTTGGAATCACCACGGAAACGACTGTGTTCCTGTCCGTGGACAAGCTGGTCAAAGAAATGGATGCCGAAGACATCGGGAGCTTTTGCAGTGCCGTCGCCCTTCGACTGAATGACGAATACGCAGAGCGGGCCGAAGCCGCCAGCGAGTTTGCCAGCGGGCTCTCTGAGTTCGGTTGCCGGTTCTTGGCCGAGGTAGTGGCGAATTTCTATATGCGCCAGAAGCGGGAGGAGCGCCGATGAGCCTCGCAGCCAAACAACCCCGCGCCAAGAAGTGCCGTGTTGCTGAATGCAGGGCCTCCTTTGTCCCTCAGCGCCTGGGCCAGGCCGTATGCAGCCCAACCTGCGCAATTGCCGATGCTGCCACCAACCAGGCCAACCAGGAGAAGGCCCGCAAGTCCCTGGCCCAGGTCGAGCGGCGGGAGATCAAGGTGCGTAAGGAGGCCCTGAAAAGTCGCGCCGACCATCTCAAGGATGCGGAGAGGGCCGTGCGGGATTACCGCCGCACCTACGAGTTGAGCATTGGCAGCGGGTGCATCAGTTGTGGCCTGAGTCAGGAAGAAATCCGCGCAGCTCAAGGATGGAAGGTCGGCGGCGCATTCGATGCCGGCCATTTCATGGGCAAGGGCGCCCGGCCAGAGTTGAGGCTGACCCCGTCCAACATATGGCTCCAGTGCAAGGCCTGCAACTCGGGCTCCTACATGCACGCCCGCAAGGGCTACACCGTGTCCCAGGGATTCCGCGCCGGACTCATTGCCCGGATCGGCCTGGAGGCGGTCGAGGCTCTTGAATCTGACCATGCGCCGCGCAAGTACACCGTGGAAGAACTCAAGGCAATAACCGCCGAATACCGGGCCAAGACCCGCGAACTGAAGAGGGCTGCAGCATGATCTACCCAAGCATACTGAACGCAGTTGTCTCGGCCCTCGCGGCTGAGGCCATCGACAACACCAGCAAGCAGGCGTGGCAGAAGCTGTACAACTCTGCCGACGAGGAGGCGAGTGGTGATATGGCAACACTGGTTCGCTCCCGCGGCGCCGACACCATCGACCGCACTCAGGTGGACTGCTGGGTGTCCGCCCGCCTGCATAGCGCCCTGGAGCAGAAGCATTGGGATGCGCTGGTGGCGAAGTACAGCACCCACAAGGGGCGCAAGGTGCAAGCCATTGCGGCGTTACAGGCCCTGATCAGCACCCCGGCACCGAAGCTGTTCCTGTTCAAGGCCACCACCGCATGGGCTATTCCCCAGCTGAAGGGGGCGCGGCAGAAGGTTGTCACGTCGGTATCGGTCGAGATCCCGCTGGACGCGCCGGCGTGGCGTCGCGAGTCGATGGTGAGGGCAGCGGTGGCTGCCGGCCAGGCCAAGGCGAAGAGAGACGGCACCCGATCCGCCGACATGATCGTGCTGAAGGACAGCTTCTACGACATGAACACGTGGGACAACGACGGGACCCCGGAGTCGACTCGGCGCCGGTGGAGGCAGGACATTGGCAAGGATGCCGACGACCTGGTGAACCAGGCGCTGGCTCATGCGGAGGAGATATTGGAGGCGGAGGGATTGTTGATTGGAAGGGCTGCGTGATTGCCTGTTGACATCAGTGATCGAATGAGCGAAATTATCCCCATCCTGTCATTCCTGCGTGTGTAGGACTGACGAACGAAACCCGGCCACCGTGCCGGGTTTTTTATTGCCTCGAATTTACCTGTAGCCAGGGCAGCCTTCGGGAAGGCCTGGACGTCGATAGCCGGATAGTGCGACGCACGGATCAACGCCGGCAGCCCGCGCACTCTGACCTCACAATGCTTTCAGGGTGGCGCGAGACTTGAGCAGCGAGATCGATGCAATAGGGCGTCGACGTTGCGAAGGCCTTCGGCAGACAGTGGGAAAGACTGCGCACCTATTCAGGGCCTCGACATGATCGGGGCCTTTTCGTTTTCGGCTCCACCACACCCATTGCCCCGAGCTGGGAGTGCTGCTGGAGCTGATCTATTCCTCGCTGCTCCCCAGCGTTTGGCCGATCACACCGGCCCTTTTATTCAATCATGCACAGTCGGAGTCGAAGGCATGGAGTTTCTACAGCGCCTGTTCGATAAGCTCGACTGGGCTTTTGCCGGACTGCTCGGCGCAATCGCCGCCAGCTTCTGGCACCGAGACGACCTGGTAGACCGAAAGGCCTGGGCCATCTTCATTTTCTCGGGTGCTGTCTGTGCCCATTACCTGACGGGCCTGATCAGTTCCTACTTCGGAGTGGTCGAGCCGCGCAGCGTGGCCGGCGTGGGTTTCCTCCTGGGGACCTTTGGCGGATCGCTTATCGCCGCCATTACCCGGGCCATCAAAGCCGCTGACCTCTGGGCGTTCATCCGCCAGCGGTTCGGGGGAGGCAATCCACCATGAATCTTGAACTGATCAACTCCATCGCCTGCGGCATGATCGCCTTGTGGGCGTTCTGGTGCGTGGTGAGCGGGAAGGTGAGGGACGGCATCCTTGGGAAGCTGATCTACTCGACGATCGCCATCAGCGCGTACGTGGTCACCACCCGGCACGACAGCTTCTTGTTCGGCCCGACCACTGCCGGGCTGACCCTACATATCTCCCTGGCCCTGGCCGGTATTCGCCATCTGTTCATGGTCACGTACTGGCAGCGAGTGAAGGCCTGGATCTGTCGGCACCTGAACTGTGAGCACTGCATGGGCTGCGAGAAGAAGCGGTAGAGCGCGACACGTTTCGCGCATCAGCAAATTGTGTCGCGACACGGGAGGGTTGAATGGATAGGCCGATGCCTCCCGAATCGCTGCTCGAACTGTCTGAGCTATCCGACTTCGGTATCCGCCTGACCCCCGCGCCGGAGGTGTGGGAATGGCTCCAGGCCGAGATCCTTGCCGACACCGGCAGCATTCACAACGAAGACCATGCCCATCTACTGGATGCAGACATCCGGGTCATGTGGGCATCGTCGAGCTTCAACAAACAGGGCCGCACAGTTCTGGGCCAGGCCGAGCAAGTGGCGTTCCGCGCTGGTGGCTGGCAGAAGGCACGGATGGAGCAGCAGATGCGTGATTGGTTCGGCGATGTGCCGGCCTACATCATCACCTTGGCCGCTGACTACTGCGCCCAGTGCAGCGACACCGACTTCTGTGCCCTGGTAGAGCATGAGCTGTACCACATCGCCCAAGCGCGTGATGGGTACGGCCAGCCCAAGTTCACCCAGGAAGGTTTGCCCAAGCTTGAGATGCGTGGGCACGACGTGGAAGAGTTCGTCGGAGTGGTCCGCCGGTATGGTGCAAGCCCGGATGTCCAGGTGTTGGTTTACGCTGCAAACAAGCCCGCCGAGGTGGGGAAACTGAATATATCGAGGGCCTGCGGAACCTGTCTGCTCAAGTTGGCCTGAGGTAAGACGGCAATAGACGGAACCCAACCCTATGGCAGCCCTGAGCAGCGAGGTGAAGGCCTTCATCGTTCAGGCGCTGGCCTGCTTCGATACACCCTCCCAGGTGGCAGAGGCCGTCAAGCGTGAATTCAACATCGAAGTGAGCCGCCAGCAGGTGGAGTCACACGACCCGACCAAACGATGCAGCAAGACGCTCGCCAAGCGCTGGGTGGAGATGTTCCACGACGCCAGGGAGCGCTTCCGCACCCAGACGATTGATATCCCGATAGCGAATCGAGCCTACAGGCTGCGCGCAATGGGACGAATCATCGAAAAGGCGGAGAGCATGAAGAACCTTTCTCTGGCACTGCAGGTGCTTGAACAGGCCGCCAAGGAGACGGGTGACGCTTATGTCAATCGCCGCGTTGAGCCGGACAAGTCGCTGGACGACGAGATCAAGCGCCTGAACATCCAGAAGCTACAGCGCGAACTGGAGGACCCGGATAAGGGCCTGCCCGAGCCTAAGCAAGTAATCATCGGGGTTGAAGATGCAAGCGATCCTGATGCTGAACAAGCCTCAATTTGAGTTCATCAAAAGCCACAACAAGTTCATGGCCTTCGTCGGAGGCTACCGCAGCGGCAAGACCTTCGTAGGCTGCGTGCGGATGTGCATCAATGCGCTGGAGTTTCCAGGCATACCCCAGGGCTATTTTGCCCCGACGTATCCGCAGATCACTGACATCTTCTACGACACCCTGCCAGGGGTCGCCGAGGCGTTCGGGCTTTTCGCTGACATCGTTGCTAGCAATAAGCGCGTGTACCTCCGGGACAAGAAGGGTCGGTGCCTTTCCACGATCATCTGCAAGAGCATGGAACACCCGCACCGCATCGTCGGCTTCAACATCGCCCACGCCCTGGTCGATGAAATCGACTGCATGCCGATCAAGAAAGCCGACAGCGCCTGGAAGAAGATAATCGCGCGGATGTCCACGGTATGGCCTGGTCGCGACCAGAACACCATCGACGTAACCACCACGCCTGAGGGCTTCAACTGGGTCTACCGCAAGTTCGTCAAGGAGTTGGCTGCCGATCCATCGCAACGACAGTTCTACGGCATCGTGCACGCCTCGACGCGCCAAAACGCGAAGAACCTGCCAAAGGACTATATCCCGTCCCTGCGCAAGTCCTACCCGGCCAACCTGGTGGACGCCTACATCGATGGCCTGTTCGTCAACCTGACGTCGGGCAGTGTGTACCCAAGCTTCTGCCGAAAACAGAACCACACCGATGCAACGATTCGCCCCGGCGAGCAGCTGCACATCGGCATGGACTTCAACATCAACCGGATGGCGGCAACGATCCACGTTATCCGCGACGGCCTGCCTCTGCTGCTGGAGGAGGCCACCAGCCTGTTCGACACGCCGGCGATGATCGTCGAGCTGAAGCGCCGCTTCCCCGGCCACAGCATCACGGTTTACCCAGATGCCAGCGGCAAGAACCGCAAGAGCGTCAACGGGAGCGAGTCGGACCACAGCCTGCTCCGTGCCGCCGGCTTCATGGTAATGGTCAACCCGTCCAACCCCATGGTTCGGGACAGGGTACTGGCCGTGAATGCCATGTTCCTCAACATCGAGCAGAAGCGCCGCTACCTCGTGAACACGGACAACTGCCCGGTTACGACCCAGGTTCTGGAGCAGCAGGCCTACGACGAAAAGGGCGAACCAAACAAGGACGGCACTGAAGACCCGGTCGACGCACTCGGCTACTTCATTGTCCAGCGCTTCCCGATTGCGGGCAGCTACACACTCGCGAACGTGAGCGAACAATGAGCGCACTTACCTACCTGAAAGACAGCCTGCAGAACCTGGTCGCAGGACTGGGTACTGCGCGCGACAAGGCATCGCACTCGCACTACGTGATCCCGGAAATGGACGATCAGCAGTTGCTGAACGCATTCCGTGGCTCCTGGACTGCGCAGAAGGGTGTAACCATCCCTGCGGTGGATGCATGCCGCAACTGGCGCAACTGGCAGGCCGACAAGGCCCAGATCGAACTGATCGAGGCCGAAGAGGACCGCCTGAACGTCAAGGGCAAGACGCTGGAGGCCCTATTGAAGGCCCGCCTGTTCGGTGGTGCCGCTGTATTCATCGGTACGGGTGAGCGCGACACGGCATCCGAGCTGAACCCAGATCGCGTGGGGAAGGGCGGAATCAAATACCTCACCGTCATGCCCCGTCGCCAGTTGAGCGCGACCGAGATCGAGCAGGACCCGCAAAGCCCGCGATTTGGCAAGCCAAAAGCCTACCGCCTGCCTGGGAGTGAGGTCGAGATTCATCCGTCCCGCCTGGTCATCTTCATTGGTGCGCAACATCCAGATCCTGAACTGGCTGTGGGTTGCGGCTTTGGCTGGGGTGACTCGGTGCTGTTGGCTGCTATGCCGGCCGTGCGTCACTACGACGAGACGGTCGCCAACGTGGTGAGCCTGGTCTATGAGGCCAAGATCGATGTAATCAACATCCCCAACCTCATGACCAGCATGCAGGACAAGAATTATGAGCGGCAGTTGCTGGAGCGCCTGCGCCTGGCTGCAACCGCCAAAGGCATCAATGGCACGCTGATCCTCGACGGCCTGGAGACACACAGCTCCAAGTCGGCGAGCTTCAGCACGCTGCCAGAGGTGATCGCCAAAACAGAGCAGGGCGTGGCGGGGGCCTTCGATATCCCTGGCACGCGCATGTTCGGCCAGTCCTCCACTGGGCTGGGCGCCAACGGCGAAGAGAACACCCGCAACTACTACGACAACGTCGCCTCGCGCCAGAAGCTGGAGATCAAGCCGGCCATGAGCGTGATGGATGAGTGCCTGATCCGATCTGCCCTGGGCAGTCGGCCCAAGGAGATTCACTACGTCTGGGCGCCACTGTGGCAGGCCACGGCCAAAGAGCGGGCTGATATCGGCAAGACCACCGCAGACACCATCAAGGCGCTCAAGGAATCGGCCCTTTTCCCAGAAGAAGCACTGTCGAGTACCGCCGTGAACCTGCTGGTGGAGCTGAGCGTCATGCCTGGCCTGGAGGCCGCTATCGAGAAGTTCGGCAGCGAGCTCCCAGAGGATGATGAGGGTGACGACCTGCCAGGTCCAACCTCAGGCCCTCCTTCGCAGAAGAAGGTGGTTACTGATGCCGCCCCTCGCACGCTTTATGTGTCCAGGAAGGTCACCAACGGCGCGGACATCATCGAATGGGCCAAGGCGCAGGGGTTTGAGTCGACACTGCCAGCGGAAGACCTGCACGTCACCATCGCCTACAGCCGATCACCGGTTGACTGGATGAAGGTAGGCGAGTCCTGGTCTGGCGACGGGAATGGTCAGCTCAAGATCGCTCCGGGTGGCGCCAGGCTTATAGATAAGTTCGGCGAAGGCGCTGTGGTGCTGCTGTTCAACAGCTCCGAGCTGTCGTGGCGGCACGTCTCCATCGTCGAGGCGGGCGCTTCTTGGGATTGGCCTGACTACCAGCCTCACATCACTTTCACCTACGAGCCTGGCTCTGTCGACCTGAGTGCGGTTCAGCCGTATCGCGGGAAGATTGAACTTGGCCCGGAGATCTTCGAGGAGCTCGCCCAATGATCTTCACCGACTCCGTGCCCATCACTGGCGTACGGCGCACCGAGGACGGCTATCTGGTGGCCGAGGCCCGAGTGGCCCGAACTGGCATTCAGGATTACCTCGGCACCGAGATTGACCCCGACAACGAGCACGGGCTGCGCGACAAGCCAATCGTGCGTGTGTACCGGCCTGAAAGCGCCGTTTTCCATAAGGATGCTATGCATTCCTATGCGTACCGGCCCATGACCAACGGCCACCCTGGTGGCGATGGCGTCACCTCCAAGAACTGGAAGGACGTCGCCATCGGACAGACCGGCGGCGAGGTCGTGCGCGACGGTCAGTTCGTCAAGGTGCCCCTGGTGCTGATGGATGCCAAGGCCATCGAGGATTACGAGGCCGGGAAGCGTGAGCTGTCCATGGGCTACGGCGCCGAAGTCGTGTTCCAGGACGGTGTCTCCCCAGATGGCGAGCAGTACGACTGCTATCTGGGCCCCATGAAAATGAACCACCTGAGCCTTGAGCGTCGCGCTCGGGGTGGCGAGCAACTTCGCATCGGTGACAACGAACCAAACACCCCCAAAGGAGGCCATGACATGGCTGACACACTGCGTACGGTCATCGTTGATGGCCTGTCCGTCCAGACGACCGACCAAGGCGCCCAGGCGATCGACAAGCTGACCAAGCAGCTGGCCGATGCCGGGGTAAACATCAAATCCCTGACCGACGCGCACACCGCCGCGCTGGCCCTGAAGGATGGCGAACTGGCGAAGAAAGACGCCGAGATCGACGGCCTGAAAGCCAAGCTGCTCAGTGATGCGGATATCGACAAGCGCGTCACCGCTCGCGCTGACCTGCTCACCAAGGCCAAAACCATCGCCGACGGCGACTACACCGGCAAGACCGATGCCGAGATCCGCAAGGCCGTGGTCACCGCCAAGTTGGGTGATGCCGCGGTGGCGGGCAAGGCCGATGCCTACATCGACGCTCGCTTCGAGATCCTGGTCGAAGATGCCGCGAAGAACCCGGCCAATGACCCGTTCCGGCAGCACATGATCCATCAGGACAATGCAGCCGGCGGCGACGATTCGGAAAAAGCACGCCTGAAGATGATTTCGGACATGCAAACCGCCCACCTGCCGAAGGCATAAGGAGCACAGCAATGGCTACTTACCAAACCACTTACACCAACGCCCCGGCCAAAGGCGTGCCAGGCCTGGTCGCCAACGAAGAGAAGTGCAACAAGATCAGTCGCACCGTCTCGAACGCTGAAGGCATCGTCTTCGGTGCGCCTGGCTTCCGCGTGGCTGGCGCTGGCAACGACCACAAGATCGCCGCCACGGGCACCCTGTTCCTGGGCTTGGCCGTGCTGAGCGCTGCTGTGCCGCCGGTCGCTCCTGGTTCCACCCTCGTCGATGGCTACCCCCAGGACTTCACCGGTGCGTTCATGACCGACGGCCAGATGTACGTCACCGCCGGCGCCGCGGTAGTGCCTGGGGATGACGTGTACTACGTCGCCGCCACCAATCGCTATGTGACGACTGCTGCCGCTGGCGCCGTGCTGATTCCGGGCGCCTTCTTCGACACCACCGGTGCGAACGGCGACATCGTCGAAATCTCCCTCAAACATCGGAGCGCTTAACATGCCTCAAGCTTTCGAAGACGCGCAGTCGGCGTTCCCGTTTGTTCTGGCCCAAGGCCGGACCATCGAGACCCGCATCTACACGCGCCGTTATCCTGCGTTCAACTACGCGGCAAGCATCCCGGTTGTGACCGAGGGCGCTCCGTGGGCCATCGGCACCACCTTCTTCACCGTCGATACTGCCGGTGAGGCGAAGTTCCTGTCTGGCTCCGGCACCGACATGCCGTTCAACTCCGCAACCCATGATCAGGCCTCGCACGATTTCGCCATGATCGGCTCCGGCTGGGAATGGAACCTGGAAGAAGTGAACCAGGCCCAGCTGTACGGCATCAACCTCAGCGGCACCAAGGCGGATTCCGCTGCCGACAAGGTGGAGCGCCTGTTGAACTCCATCGCTTTCGTCGGTAGCACCGAGAAGCGCTGGACCGGCCTCCTGAACGACGCCAACGTATCGCGCGTCGATGCGGCTGCCACTGGCACTGGCAGTTCGACCTACTGGTCGGCCAAGACTGTTGACCAGATCATGGCCGACATCAACGGTGTGCTCGGTTCGATCCGGACCAATACCGGTGAAGTAGAATGGGCCGACACGTTGCGCCTGCCGCCCGATGCGTTCCGCTATATCGCCACCGCGCGCCTGGGTGCTGGTGACGGCATGATCACCGTGCTGGAGTACGTCCGGAAGAACAACATCTACACGGCTGAAACCGGTCTTCCTCTGGACATCGCACCACTGCGTGAAGCCCGCAATGCTTCGTCCGGTGGCGGTGGCCGACTGGTCGCGTACCGTAAGGACCCGGAGGTGGTTCGCTTCCACCTGCCGATGCCGCGCCGCGTCCTGGCCCCGCGCCAGAAGTCCATCATGGGCTTCGAAACCGGGATCATCGCTCGCACCGGCGGCACTGAAGTCCGTCTGCCGGGCGCCATGGCGTACCTCGACGAAATCACCCCACCAGCAGCCTGATAGGAGGTCGCCATGAAAGTGACCAATAACTCCAAGGCGCTGCAAGGCGTTCACACCGCTCTGGGCGTCGTGTACATCCAGCCGGGCGAGACCAAGGACGTGGATCTCACTCCAGAAGGGCACAAAGGGGCTTCGCGCCTCTCCTTCCTGAGCGTGGAAGGCAAGACGCCTGCTAGCGATGGCGACGAGCGTACCGAGCTGTTCGCCAGGCTGAAGGAGATGGGCATCGATGCCGCCGGCAACAGCAAGACTGAAACCCTTCAGAAGAAACTGGACGAAGCGTTGGCAGCCAAAGAGCGCGACGACGTGATCGGCCGGCTGACAGCGAAGGGTGTCGAGTTCGGCGAGAAGGACAGCCTGGAAGAGCTGAAATCCAAGCTGGCCGCTGCTCAGTAATCCCCCGCAAAACCCGGAGCGCTGGTCGCTCCACCTATTCGAGATATCCCGATGCCTGACTTTTACGGAGCCGTCGCAGCCGCCGACGCCTATCACGCTGCGCGAGCGAATACCGCCTGGGCTGGCGATGAAGTGGCGAAGCAGGCCGCGCTGATCCGGGCATCGGTCTACATCGACGGCCGCTATCGGAAGCTGCTCGCTTCTGGTGTGTGGCAGTCACTGTTCCCCGGGGTGAAGACCGAGGGCAGAGGGCAAGCCAGGGAGTGGCCGCGCACAGGCGCCTATGACTACGAGGGCAACACCATTCCGCCCGACCAGGTGCCCGTCGAGGTCGAGCAGGCTACCTACGAGGCGGCGCTTCGAGAGTTGGTGGAGCCAGGCAGCCTGAGCCCTGATTACGTGGCTTCCTCAACGGTCAAGCGGCAGAAGGTTGGCCCGATTGAAGAAGAGTTCGCTGTTTCCGTTGGCGTAGATGGCGCTTCAGCCGTCCGCCCAGTCGTCAGCATCATCGACGAGATGATTGCTCCTGTGCTGGTGGCCCGCTACACGCTGCCAGCGGTGTTCGTGGTATGACCCCGGCGCAGATCATCCAGGCCATCGAAGGAATGGAGCCTGCGATGCAGCAGGCGTATCTGGCCCAGGTCAAGCTGGTGGTCGGCGCCGCAACAGTTGCTGAAGTCGAACGCCTGATAGCGGAAGAAGATGAAAATGGCCTGGCCGCGCTGCTTGCCATGGGGGCGATGGCTACCTTCTTGGAGTTGATCCGGAATGCCTACCTGGCCGGAGCCAAGTTCGAGATCAAGGCCATTTCCATCCCGAAAGACCTGGGCCGGTTTGAGTTCGACCCCAGAAAGCCAGAGGCAGAGCGGTGGCTCACGGCGAAAGCAGAAGAGATTCGTCAAACCGTCGACATGAATGTACGCGGTGCGATTCACGAGATCGTGGTCTCGCGCCGCAGGATTGGGGTATCGCCGTCTCGCCAGGCTCCGGTACTTCCGCCGCCAGGCTCTCCAGTTCCTCCGCCATTCCAGCCTGCCTTGCCTCCAGCAACTATTGAGGTTGAGGTAACTGCCAAGCCAATTACACCACGCAAAGCAGCTCTGGATCTGCTGGGCCGGGTCAGCGCACAGACCGGCGCTCGTTCAGGCGGCGTTGTGGGGCTTCCAGGCAACTATGCCCAATTCGTGATCAATGCTCGCGAGCAGCTGCTGGGCGGAAATCCAGACGAGATGCTCAAGTATCTCCAGCGCACTCGCCGCGATCGCCGATTCGACGGCATCGTGAATCGCGCTATCGCAGCCGGAAAGCCTGTCGCCCAGGCGGACGTGGACAAGATCGCAGGCCGGTATGCAGAGCGTTTGATGAAGACCTATGCCGAGATGCTGGCGAAGGCGGAGGCGCTTGAGGCGTTCGGCGCCGGGCGCGACCAGGTCTACGAACAGTTGATCGCCCAGGGCCTTGATCGGGACTGGGTCACCAAGACCTGGCGCGACCGCGGGGACAAGAAGGTCCGCCACACCCATTCTGTGATGGGCGGCCAGGAAGTGCAGAAGGATCAGCCATTCCAGAGCCCAAACGGCGCCCTGTTGCGCTACCCGGGTGATTCAAGCCTTGGTGCGGGATGGAGTGAGCGCGCCAACTGCCGGTGCACGGCGATCTACAAAATAAGGCGGAAGTGATGCCAGATATTTATGACCGGGCCAAGGCTACGGCCACACGCATGCTCGCGCCGCGCAGTAAGGGCGGCAAGGGACTTGAGCTGGTGCTGCGCCGCGAGATCATTGGCGAGTACGACCCGGACGCGCCGCCCGTGCCAAGTGAGCTGGTGGTCAGTGGCTCCGGGTTCCGCGAGGAGTACGACAACCAGTACATCGACGGCACACTGATCGTGCGCGGCGACGTGAAGCTGCTGGTCTCGCCGGTTCAACTGAGCGGCGAGGATATGCCGGCGCCTCAGAGCAACGACAAGATCACTTTCGACGGCACGGTATACACGGTCATCGCCGTCTCATCCTGGAATTATGCCGGCCTGGCGGTCGGCTTCGAGCTGCAGGTGCGCAAATAATGGCGAATCACATGAGCAGCCGCTACGGCGGGCAGCAGGGCGGTTTCGCTGAAAGCCTGGCGAAGTTTGCCGAGCAGGCGAAGGGCGCAATCGACGACGTGTTTCGCGAGGTCGTGATCGAGGTAGGCATGTCGGTTATCCGGCTGTCTCCCGTCGACACCGGGAGATTCAAGGGGAACTGGCAGCTCACCATTGGCTCGCCATCAGCTCACAGCGTTGACACCTTCGACAAGGCAGGCCACGAAACCATCGCTGAGCTGGTGTCGCAGGCCAATCAGCTTGAGGCCGGGCAGATCGCCTACATCGTCAACAATCTTATCTACGCCATCCCCTTGGAGTACGGCCATTCGGACCAGGCTCCAGCAGGCATGGTGCAGATCACGCTAGCCCGCTTCCAGCAGATTGTCGAGGAAGCCGTCAGGAACAACCAGGTATGAGCCACAACATCATCGCCGCGGCCTTTGAGTCGCGTCTGCTGGCCTGGGCCAAGGTTCGCACCAAGCCGCTGAAGGTGGTGGTGGAGAACGAGACCTACAGCCCTGTCGCCGGCGAGACGTACCTGCGGGCCTTCACGCTGCCTGCGGACACAGCAAGCAACACGCTGGGCGGCGATCACCGGCTGTATACCGGGGTGTTCCAGGTCAACATCGTGGCGCCCTCCGGCAAGTACCGGACCGAGGCTAGCGGAATCGTGGATGAGCTGGCAGCGCTGTTCCCGCTTAACCTGCGCCTCCCGCGCGGTGGGCTGGTCGCCCTGGTGATGACGCCGGTTGCTCCAGGCCCAGGCATTCCAGACGGCAACACCTTCACGGTATCGGCCTCGTTCCTGTACCGCGCTGACACAAACTAATTCGCCCGTTGGGCAACCCCTGAACCCGCCATTGAGCGGGTTTTGTCATTTCTGCACAGAGGAAACACAACCATGGGCTTTCGACTCCCCAACGGCGCAACCCTTGAAATTGCCGCCACCTATGGCACCGCCATTCCGGTGACGGCGCTGAGCAACGCCAATCCTGCCGTGGCTACTGCCGCTGCGCACGGCCTGGCCGATGGCGACGTCATAGCCGTGACTTCGGGCTGGACTCGCCTCAATGATCGCGCCGCGCGTGTCTCGGACAGCCTGACCGGCAGCTTCGCGCTGGAAAACATCAACACCACCAACCTGCAGCCATACCCGGCTGGCTCCGGCATCGGCTCGGTGCGCGAAGTGACCGGCTTCGTCGAGATCTCGCAGATCACGGACGTTAACACCAGTGGTGGCGACCAGCAGTTCCTGACCTTCGGTTTCCTGGCTGACGATGATGATCGCCAGATCCCGACTACCAAAAATCCGATCAGCATGACGTTCACTGTGGCCGATGATCCAGATTTGCCGTACGTGCCCGTGGTTGAAGGCGCCGATGAAGACAAGCAGACGCGAGTGTTGCGTCTGAACTTACCCGGCGGCAGCAGCATCCTCTACAACGCCTACGTATCTATCACGTCGACGCCAACTTTGGGGCGTAACAACCTCATGTCGCGCGTCATCACGCTGTCGCTGGCCGGCCGTCCAACGCGTTATTCGGCAGTGGTGTAACACATGGCGAAGATCAAGATTTCCCAAAACCCGACCTTCAAGGCGAAGGTCGCCATTCCACGTGTTGGCGGCAAGCCGGAAGAGGTGGAGTTCGAGTTCAAGTACCTGGATCGCCTGGCCCTTTCCGCGCTCTTCGACAAATGGAACAGCGCACGAGACGAGCATGCCAACAAGGTCAGAGAGGATGGCTTGAGCTGGCAGGAGGCCACGGCCTCGGAGATTGGCATTCAGGTAGCCCAGCTCCGGGACATCGTTGCGGGCTGGGCCTTCGACGAGAAGCTGTCGGATGAATCGCTGACGGCGCTCGTCACCACTTGCATCGGCGCACCTCAAGCCGTTCTGGATGCGTACCAGAGCGCCTACAACCCGGCCCGCCTGGGAAACTGAGCGGCGCCGCCCGCGTCATGTACGAACCAGGGCCGTCCGAGGCGGACCTGGCGGCCTTCGGCATGACGCTCGCCGACATCCCGGATGAAGAGTACGAGGTCTGGCCGGACAACTGGTCGGCCTTCCGCCTCTTCGAAGCGATGTCGACGCAGTGGCGCACGGGCATGGGCGGGGCCTCTGGCCTGGATTACAACGCGCTCCCACCGGTCGCCAGCATGCTGGGCATCAAGCGGCGCGAACTCTCAGAAGCCTTTCAAGACGTCCGCGTCATGGAAGCAGAAGCCATGCTCGTGATGAGCGAATCGAAATAACGGAGCCCGCATGACTTCTATTGCTGAACTCGGCATTAAGGTCGACTCGACCGATGCTGCGCAGGCGAGCTCCGACCTCGACAAGCTCACGGACTCGGGCAAGAAAAGCGAAGACGCCGCCAAGCGCACAGGCAAATCCTGGGAACAGGCAATGTCCGGCATGGCGGCCGACACGCAGAAAATCGTTAAAGAGCTGCAAGCGCTCAACGCCAAGCAGGACGCAACGGCGCAGATGATGATCACCGTTGGGCGATCAATCTCCGCTGCGTCTGCCTCCTTCACATCTGCTGCTGCTTCGATGGGCGGATATCGGACTGAGTCCGAAAGTACAAGCGCCGCGCAAAAGGCAGTCGGTGAAACAGCCGATCAGGCGAAGGCGCGCATCCTGGCTGTAGCGCAGGCAGCGGTCGATGCAGCCCAAGCCGAAACCATCCTCACCAACACAGCGCGGGGGCTTTCCGAGGCTCAACAGGGTCTGGTAACTAGCGCATCGGCGTCAGCTCGGGCGCAGTCTGGTGTTGTAACGGCGCAGCGTGAGGCCGTGACGTCTACGGAAAAGCTCGCCGCCTCAACGGTAAAAGCCACATCAGCTGTGGATGCCCAGCAAGCTGAGCTTCAACAGTTGCTGGAGCAGATTGACCCAACCACTCGAGCACTAAATCGCCTGGATGAGCAGGAAAAGAAACTTGCTCAGCAGAAGAAGATAGGGGCGCTTGACGCTTCGACATTCAGCGAATACCAGGCCAAGATCGACCAGTCCAGGACGAACCTTGGCCGATTTGACGACTCGCTGACTCGTACCGGGAACACCGCCAAGCAAACAGCAGCTGCGCTGCGTGGCGTGCCCGCGCAGTTCACGGACATCGCGGTGTCCCTGCAAGGCGGCCAGAACCCACTGACTGTTCTGCTCCAGCAGGGTGGTCAACTGAAGGACATGTTCGGCGGCATTGGCCCGGCGGTCCGGGCTCTTGGCGGTTATGTGCTCGGCCTGGTGAACCCCTTCACCGTGGCTGCGGCTGCTGTCGGCACGCTCGCCTATGCCTACTTCTCAGGGAGCGAGGAGGCGGTTGAGTTTAAGAAGTCGATAATTCTCACTGGCAATGCCGCTGGCACATCGGCTGACTCCCTTTCGAACATGGCTCGACAGGTTTCCGCCACTGTGGGTACCACTGGCGCAGCCGCCGAGGTTCTAGCGAAGTTGGCTGGCACCGGAAAAATTGCCAGCGGCAGTTTCGAGGGCATCACTGTCGCCGCGCTGGAGATGGAGAAGGCCACCGGACGCGCAGTCGAGGAAACGATTGCCGAGTTCGTGAAGATCGGCAAAGACCCGGTCGCGGCCGCCAAGGAGTTGAACGACCAGTACAACTTCCTGACCGCCAGCACCTACTCGCAGATCGTCGCACTGAAACAACAGGGCGACACCATCGGCGCCGCCAAGCTGCTGACCGACACCTACGTCGATACCATCAAGAATCGCAGCACTGAGGTTACAGAGAACCTTTCCATTTGGGAGCGCGGCTGGAAAAGCCTGAAGGGAGAGATCTCAGCAACCGCTGACGCAGTCAAGGACATTGGGCGCGATCAGGCGCTGGCAAGTCAGATTACCGATGCTCAGCGCCGCGTAGCGGCGGCCCAGAGCATGGTCAACGGTGACCCGAGCGATACCGACGCGAAGGCTAAGCTAGACAACTCAAAGCTTGAGCTGGAATTCCTCACCCAGCAGAAGAACACCCAAGATGCGATCGCGAAAGCCCAGGGCCTGAACGCCCAGGTCCAGCGCGAAGGCATCGACGCGAGCACCCGCCTGAAGGCTATCAGCGATTCCAACCTCACCAACGAGGAGAAGCGAAACAAGCTTATCAAGGAGTACAAGCGGGACGTAGAGGCGCTGCGCAAGGCGAACCCCAACGACCCCCTGGTCCAGGAGGCGGTCGTCACTAAGACGATCCAGAACATCCAGGACAAGAACAAGGACCCGAAGGCGTCGACAGCTGCGGTAAACCTGACCGAGTTGAACAACTCGAAGAACCAGCTTTCGCTGATCCTCGGCGAGTACAAAAACGCCCAGAAGGAACTTGAGGCGGCGCAGAAAGCTGGCCTAGTCACCCAGGAAGACTACCTGCTCAAGCGCCAGGCGTTGATTGGCAACGAGCGGGACGAGGTAACTGCAGCCTACCAGGCAGAGATCGATGCCCTCGAAGCATCGAAGGGCAAGGCCAGCACTTCAGCCAACCAGCGCATCCAGCTGGACCAGAAGATCGCCGACGCCCGGGCCAATATGGTCAAGGCGCAGAAAGAGGCCGACAGCGAACTCGAAGTAATTGCCACCAACGAGCAGGGCAGGCTCGCCAAGCAGGCTCAGGCCATCACGAACTATACCGATGCCCTGGATCAGCAGAACGTCGCCCTGCGGCGCGCTGGCAGCCGTGCAGCGGATGGTGTTGGCCGGGGTGACCGTGAGAACGCCATCAACGGCGAATTGAACGGCATTGCCGACCGAGCCAACCAGCAACGCCTGGATCTGGCCCGCGACAAGGCAGATGCATCGCGCAACATGAGCGCCGAGGAATACCAGGCCAAGCTGGATGCCATCAACAAAAGCGAGAGGGACCTGAGCGAAACGGTGCTCGGCAACTATGAGCAGATGTCGGAGGCGCAAAGCGACTGGCGCAAGGGTGCAACCTCGGCGTTCAGCAACTACCTGGAAAGCGCGCGCAACGTTGCCGGCCAGACGCGCGACCTGTTCACCAACGCCTTCAGCTCCATGGAAGATGCAGTCGCAAACTTCGCTATCACAGGGAAGTTTTCGTTCAGCGATTTCACGAAGTCTGTGCTGGCGGACATGGCCCGCATGGCGACCAGGGCTGCAGCTTCTTCGGCTCTCAGCTCGCTTTTCGGCATAGGTGCATCTGCTGTCGGTTCGTATTTCGGCGGCGGCGCAACCTCAGCTGGCTCAACCCAGGCCGGATACACCGGCACCGACCTTTCAGGCTTCACCCCGGGTAGCGTACAGGCCAAGGGTGGCGCTTGGTCGGGTGGCGTACAGATGTTCGCCAATGGCGGCGCTTTCACCAACTCCATCGTCAGCAAGCCGACAGCGTTCGGCATGGCCGGTGGCGGGATCGGAGTGATGGGTGAGGCCGGGGAAGAGGCGATTATGCCGCTGACCCGAACGGCTGGCGGCCAGTTGGGCGTGAGGGCTATCAGCAGCGGCGGGGGCGGTGCGGGGAACGTTTACAACTTCCCTGTCGCGGTCTCTGTGCAGACCACTGGTGAAGGCGGCGCAACCAGCACGGAAGACAGGACGCAGCTGGGCAAGGGCATCCAGCAAGCGGCCAAGACTGAAGCCGAAACAGCAATCGCCCGGGGCTTGCAGCCAGGCGGCGCCATCTGGCGCGTTATCAGCGGGAGGGGCTGATGGCTATCGAGACGTTTACCTGGTCCACCCAGCACGGAGATGCGCCCGAGATTAACTTTCGTGTGCGCACCTCCAGGTTCGGTGGTGGTTACAAGCAGGAAGTGGGAGACGGGCCAAACAACAAGGAAGACTCATACCCCATCACCCATACCGGTCCGGAAGCGAGGGTGCAGCAGATCGTGGACTTTCTCGACAGGCATGCCGGGGTGAAGGCTTTTTTATGGACAACGCCGCTCGGCCAGCTCGGTCTATTTTCCTGCAAGAACTATGTGCCCACGCCTGCTGGCGGCGGCGCTTTCAAGCTCACGGCCACGTTCGAACGGGCCTACCATCCATAAGGGGCAACCATGCCGCTGATCAGTGAAATCCAGGTTCTCGAGCCTGGCAGCGAAGCACTGCTCTTTGAGTTGGACGGCTCCGACTACGGCGCCGACATCCTGCGCTTCCATGGGCACGCGATTCCGCACTCGGAGGCCGAGCTGATAGCCGCCGGCGCCGCTGCCGATGAACTGCCGGCCAAGCCGATCTACTGGCAGGGCAACGAGTACAGCGCCTGGCCGATGCAGATCGACGGCATCGAATCCAACGGTGACGGGACGGCGATTCGCCCGACGTTGTCAGTGGGTAACGTCAATGGCCGGATCACAGCCCTATGCCTGGCCTTCGACGACCTGCTCGAGTTCAAGTTGACCATGCGGCACACGCTGGGCACGTTCCTGGATGCGGAGAACTTCCCCGGCGGCAATCCCCAGGCAGACCCCACCCAGGAGACGATCGAGGTCTGGTACATCGACCAGAAGACGAATGAGGACGGGGAGACGGTCACATGGGAGCTTGCCAGCCCGGGCGACGTGGGCGGGGAGTCCATCGGGCGTCAGGCCACGACGCTGTGCCATTGGTGCCTGACCGGCGGCTACCGTGGGCCGAACTGCGGCTACACCGGGCCCTACGTGACAAAGGACGGGGTCGTGACGGACAACCCGGAACTGGATGAGTGTGATGCCACGCTGGGCCGGGGCTGTATCCCGCGCTTCGGCGAAGGTAATCCGCTGCCTTTCGGTGGCTTCCCTGCTGTTTCCCTGATCGCCCGGAGCTGACCATGCGCAAGCACATCTTGAGCGCGATCCAGGCGCACGCGGCGGCCGAGTACCCGAAAGAGTGCTGTGGGCTTCTTCTGGCCCTGGGTCGAAAGCAGCAGTACTTCCCATGCAAGAACATCGCGACCGAGCCGAGCGAAGAGTTCATCATCGATCCTGAGGATTACGCCGCGGCTGAAGACCAGGGCGAAGTGATCGGCATCGTTCACTCGCACCCGGACGCCACCAGCAGACCGTCGCCACGCGATTTGGCGATGTGTGAGGCGACGGAACTACCCTGGCACATCCTGAGCTGGCCGGAGGGCGACTTGCGGACGGTGGTGCCAACCGGCGATACGCCGTTGCTCAAGCGTCCGTTTGTTCACGGCGCCTGGGATTGCTGGCAGGTCTGCGCCGATTGGTACACGCGCGAGTGGGGGCTTGAGTTCGAAGCCTTCAAGCGTGCCGACGGCTGGTGGGAGAGCAAGGACAATGCCAGCCTCTACGAGGCGAACTACGAGGTCGCGGGCTTCTATCGGGTCGACCAGCCACAGCGCGGCGACATGATTGTGATGGAGGTGGGCCGGACGGTTCACCCGAACCACGCTGGTATTTTCCTTGGCGCCAACCCGGCGCTGCCCGGCGAGGATGCCGCGACCTTCGGGCCAGGGCCATTCCTGCTGCACCACCTGTACGGACGCCCGAGCGAAATCATCGTTTTCGGTGGGCCGTGGCTGGACAGAACACGCCTGATCCTCAGGCACAAAGATGCGCAACAACCAACGTAGCGGCGGGACCGCGAGGGGAAGGTCATGCAAGGCAGCCATAGCTACACGCTGAACATTCGAGATTTATTTGCCATGTCAGGTGGCAAGCTTTGCGGGGCCGAAGTCGTTGTCGCAATTCTCGATGGCGACACCGAAATCGAGCGGTTGAGCCTCGAAGGCAAAGTCGGTCCCGGCGGTGATGGGTATAGCCGCAGCTATAGCGGAAAACCAGGGCTCAAGGCAAAGATTGTCTCGGGCCCCGGGGAAATTCGTTTCAAAAGCGGTGTAGGTGCCGGCGTTACTCCGGCGGCGTGAGCCCGCTCACAAAATCATCCGACCCGAGTCTGTGAGATCCGTATTCGACAACGTACCCACCATCGAGACGTGCAGCCTCGGCTTCGGCGGTGGATTTGTCGGCGTAGATATCAATGAAGTGCCAGGATGACCCAGGCTCATCTCTCAACACTGCCCAGCCGAGCACCCAGCCCTTATTGTCCGGGTCAGCAGGAAGATTTTTCGCGAGACTTCGAATTGACATGACCGCTCCTTGGTTGAGTGAGGGCTAAACGCTACTACCGAATCGCTGATGCGCGTTACTGGGGATTCGTACAGCCGGCAACGGTGATATCTTGGAGCCATCTTCCACAGGAGTGACCCCATGAGATTGTTCGTAGGCGCGGTAGCTGTTGCTTTGCTGGCGGGATGTGTTTCCCCGGGCGACCTGGAGTCTAAGGATCCAAGCATTTCAGCCAGCACAGCGAAGGACCCGAAGCGTTACGCGCTTTGCGTCCTCCCGCGATGGCAGGACGCGCGTAGCGACGTGACCATGTCCGAGACGGAGTATGGGTACCGGCTCATCGCAGCGACCAACAACATGACCGACGAATTGCTGAGCATCCGCAAGACGTCCAAGGGCAGTGCTGTAAAGCTGTACCAGCGCATGGCCTGGGCCCCGGGATATGGGCGGGGCGATATGGAACAGGCAGTGAGAGGCTGTCTGTAAACGAAATGAAGTACACCAAGCCGCCTCCGGACGGCTTTTTCATGCCCGGAGAAAACCGTGTCAGCGATCAATTACAGCCATCCAACAATGACCACCATCCTGCTCTCCGGCCCGCTCATCAAATTGTTTGGCCGGGTCCATCGCCGCGAACTTGGAAGCAGATCGGTAGGTGAGGCGTTCAAGGCGTTGAAATGCACGCTCGATGGCTTCGACTTGGCAATCAAGGATCTGGAGCGCCGAGGCATGCGGTTCGCGATTTTTCGGAACCGGAAGAATGTCGCGGAAAAGGAGTTCGCGCTGGGCGGTGCCGAGGAGATCAGGATTGTTCCGGTTATCTCAGGTAGCAAGCGCGCCGGGCTGCTTCAGACAATTGTCGGTGCGGTGCTCATTGCTGCCTCGTTCATACCTGGCTTCCAGGCCTTGGCGCCGGTGGGTATTGCTCTCGTCGCCGGCGGCGTCATCCAGATGCTCAGCCCACAGGCCTCTGGCCTCAAGCAGAGCGCATCCCCTGACAACGCCCCGTCCTACGCCTTCGGCAGCGCCAAGAACACCACGGCCAGCGGCAACCCTGTACCGATCTGCATCGGCGACCGCCGGTGGGGCGGGATGATCATCTCCGCCGAGATACTGGCTGAAGACAAAACGTAATCCGAACGCAGCAAGCAGGCCGCCCACGAGGCGGTTTTTTTTCGCCTGGAGGAAAGCATGGGCGCAGCAAAGAAGATCGATATTCGCGGCGCGAAAGGCGGAGACAAAAAGCCGAAATCACCAGTCGAGGCCAGCGACAGCCTGCGCTCCACTAACTTGGCAAAGATGCTGATAGCTGTGGGCGAGGGCGAGTTCGAGGAGGCCCCCACCGCGGCGAACATCTTCCTGGACAACACCCCGATCAACGACGCCAGCGGCAACGTCAACTTTCCGAATGTTAAATGGGAGTGGCGGTCTGGGTCTGTGGATCAGAGCTACATCCCCGGACTCCCATCCGTTGCGAACACAACCTCGCTGAACATCGAGCTGCGCAGCGATGCGCCGTGGGTTCGCTCGGTGACGAACATCCAGTTGTCGGCCGTGCGCGTGCGGTTCGCCTGGAATGCCCTCCAGCGCCAGGACGATCAAGGCAACATTGGCGGCTACAGGATCGAGTACGCAATCGACGTGGCTACCGACGGCGGGGCCTATCAGCAGGTACTGACCGATGCCGTAGACGGCAAAACCACCACCCGCTACGAGCGTTCCAAGCGTGTCGACCTGCCAGAGGCAACAACCGGCTGGCAGATCCGCGTCCGCCGCCTGACGCCGAACCAGAACAGCAACAAGATCGCCGACACCATGCTGATCGCCGGCTTCACCGAGGTGATCGACGCAAAGCTGCGCTATCCAAACACCGCGCTGCTGTACATCGAGTTCGACGCCGAGCAGTTCACCAACATTCCGGCCGTCACCGTGAAGTGCAAGGCCAGGAAGTGGCAGGTTCCGAGCAACTACGACCCGATCGCCAGGACGTACGCCGGCACCTGGGATGGCAGCATGAAGCTGTCTTGGACCAACAACCCGGCCTGGATCACGTACGGCATTTGTACCGAGGACCGTTTCGGCCTGGGCAAGCGCATCAAGCCTTGGATGGTGGACAAGTGGGAGCTGTACCGGATCGCGCAGTACTGCGACCAGCTTGTGCCCGATGGCCTGAGCGGGACCGAGCCGCGCTTCCTTTGTGACATGAACCTGCAAGGCAAGGCCGAAGCCTGGACATTGTTGCGCGACATATCCGGGATCTACCGCGGGATGACCTACTGGGCTCAGGGCCAGCTGATCATGCAGGCGGACATGCCTCGCGCCCAGGACTTCGACTACGTCTTCACCCGGGCGAACGTAATCGACGGGAAATTCTCCTACGGCAGTGCCTCGGCGAAGACCAGGTACACCCGGGCTCTGGTCAGCTACGACAACCCGGCGAACAACTACGACACCGACGTCATTCCGTTTTCGGACCTGAGCCTTCAGCGCCGCTATGGGGATCGGCCAACCGAGTTGAGCGCCATTGGCTGCACCCGTGCCTCTGAGGCCCAGCGCCGGGGCAAGTGGGCGATCCTGAGCAACAACCTGGACCGCACCGTCACCTTCAAGACCGGGATGGAGGGCGTGATCCCGCTCCCGGGCCACATCATCCCCGTGGCCGACTCGCTGCTGGCCGGCCGAGAGATTGGCGGGCGGATCTCAGCCGTAGCTGGTCGCGTGGTGACCCTGGACCGTGACACCCAGGCGAAGGCCGGGGACCGACTGATCATCAACCTGCCCGGCGGTCGCGCAGAAGGGCGCACCGTGCAGAGCGTCGCTGGCCGTGCCGTGACCGTGACCGTCGCCTACAGCGAGGCGCCGCGGGCACAGCTTCAGTGGGCGCTCGACGCTGACGACCTGGCGATCCCGCTGTACCGGGTGCTGCGGACGAAGCGCACCACTGAGGGCGACTTCGAGATCAGTGCCCTGCAGTACGAGCCAAGCAAGTTCGCTTTCATCGACACCGGCGCACGCCTGGAAGACCGGCCGATCAGCGTTATTCCGATCACCGTCGTTCCTGCGCCTGCGAGCGTCACAGTCGTATCGACCTCCTCGGTTGTCCAGGGGCTGGCTGTGGCCACCATGACAATCAGCTGGCCTGCCGTCGATGGGGCGGTTGCCTATGACGTCGAATGGCGAAAGGACAGCGGGAACTGGATCAAGGTCCAGCGCACCGGCTCGACCAACGTCGATGTGGTGGGCATCTATGCGGGTGCCTACGTGGCCCGTGTCCGTGCGGTAAGCGCCTTCGACATCTCGTCGACATGGCGTAACTCCGTGCTGACCGAGCTCAAGGGCAAGGAAGGTTTGCCGCCGGCGGTATCGTTCCTGACGACGAGTTCACTGCTGTTTGGCATTGGCATCAGGTTGGGCATCCCAGCTGGTGCCGAGGACACCCAGCGGGCAGAGATCTGGTACGGCCCAACCAATGTCCTGGAGAACGCCACCAAGCTGGCCGACCTGGCTTATCCCCAGAGCGATTACAGCATGCAAAGTCTGCTGGCCGGGGCCACGTTCTTCTTCTGGGCGCGCCTGGTGGACCGCACCGGGAACATCGGCCCATGGTACCCAGTCGGTAACGGTGTGTTGGGCCAGGCCAGCTCCGACGCCGGTCCGATCCTCGATCTGATCGAAGGGCAGATCACTGAGACCGAACTGGGCCAGCATCTGCGAGATGAGATCGCGAAGATCCCCGGCCTCCAGGACCAGATCGACAACTTGGAGGGGCTTGGCGGCTATGTGCAGACGCAGACGTATCTGAAAGGTCAGATGGTGGTCGAGGCGGATCGTATTTACCAGGCCAAGCAGAATGTTCCGACTGGCAACCCTCCGCCTAACACTACCTACTGGCTCGACGTAGGGGAGTCGGTCGAGACGGCAAACGGCCTGGCGCAGCAGGTGGCGACAAACACTGCTGACATCACCGAGATCGACGGCGTGGTCACCGCCCAAGCCACGGCCTTCGAGGCGTTGCGGGCTTCGTATCGCGACGACAGCGGGGAAGGGGATCTGGCCGACGCCATCAAGGGTTGGACCAGCACGGCGGCAATCGCCCAGGAGACCAGCGTCAGGGCGAATGAAAACGAGGCAACCGCCCGAAGGCTGACGACATTCGATGCACAGATCGGCGAGAACGCGGCGAACCTGACCACGCTGGAAGAGGTGGTGGCCACGAACGAATCGGCAACCTCGACGAAGATCGACCAGTTGACCGCAACAGTCGGATCGAACACGGCGGCAATTCAGCAGACGTCTACGGCCTATGCTGACACCAGCGGCAAGCTGAACACTATGTGGTCGGTGAAGATGCAGGTCACCGCGGGCGGCCAGTACATTGCCGCCGGTATCGGCCTTGGCATCGAGAACACGGGCGCCGGCCTGCAAAGCCAGTTCCTGGTGAGTGCTGATCGTTTCGCCATCGTCAACACCATTGCCGGCGGCGCCATCTCGGTTCCGTTCGCGGTCCAGGGCGGCCAGGTGTTCATGAACTCGGCCTTTATCCAGGACGCTTCCATTGGTGTTGCGAAGCTCACCCAGAGCATTCAGTCGGCTAACTACGTTGCAGGCCAGGCCGGATTGAAGATCAACTTCGTCACTGGCGAGTTCGAACTCAACAGCACCGTGGGGACTGGAGGCCGCCAGACCATAAATAACCGGGGCGGCAAGGTCTACGACGAGAATGGCGTTAAGCGTTATCAGTGGGGGGATCTTTCCGCATGAGTTTTGGAATAAGGATATGGGACGAAAGTGGAAATCTCACCCTTGACGAGACATCGTTCACGATGCGGGTTGTGTATAGCGGAGTTGTTACGGGAAGCAACTCCGCCACCTACCAGACGATCTCTGTGCCTGGTTTAACCACTACGAATGGTGCCGCATTCGTTGTCCCGATTGGGGCCTATAACGACGCAGTCGATAAGCAACTTGAAACAGAGGTTATCGCTGATGCAGTCAGGGTCTATAGCTTTATCAGGGGAAGAGCCCAGTACAGCAGTACTACCAACTCAACTATGCGCCTCATTGTAATAAGGTTCTCCTGATGACATACGGGTTAGAGTTTACAAACGACAGCAATGTTGTGACGGTTGACTCCGAATTCACTCGATTAGTTGTTTTGGCAAAGGGAACATATTCGCCAACTCAAGAATCTGGATTGGGTTCTGTTACTTCATTTCCTCGGACAATAACAAGCCAGGAGCCGCCGCTTGTTTTTATTCGGCCGTCTGGCTCAAGTGGAATTGCTGGGCTGTGCCAGATGCGCGTCATTGGTTCGCCAGGTGCTTGGACCGGCTTTTATGTGAGGGCTTACGACGTAAATACCCTTCAGCCAAACGGCTCCTATTTTGCCTGTGGGTTTGCTGCTACGGCACTGGCTAGCTTTGGGATGCGCTTATGGGATGGTAGTTCGAAGCTTCTGTTTGATAGTGGAACCCCGTATGCCAGATTTACAAGAGCATTTCAGAACTGGACATATGTAAAAACTGACTATACAGACCAAGGGTTGCCTAGGAACTATTATCGTGTCGCCTTCAGTTTCCCAGCCGGAGAGCACATGCTAATAAATAGTTTCAGTATGCCTATGCTTAATGACGCTCCAAATAATAGGCTTCTGTATTGTTGGTGGGATTTTTCTGGCGGGAATCTCTACGCCCTGACTATTGGTTCTGGCAATCCATTCGCATTCTTCCTGCCCGCCGTATTCGCAAAACTTTAAAGGATAAATGTATATGCCCTGGTATAAAACAGGGACGGTCTCCGTCACCCTGAATTCCAATGCTGTAACAGGCACAGGCACCGCCTTCATCGTGAACGCCAGGGTCGGCGATGCGTTTCGTGGGCCGGATGGCCGCTGGTATGAAGTCACAAACGTGGCGAGCAACACTGCGATCTCCATCGACCCGCCTTACATCGGCGCGACGGCATCTGGTAGCAGCTATGCGCTGGCGCCAATGCAAGGCTACGTGAAGGATTCGGCTGATGCGCTCCGGGCTATTGTCACCACCTACGGAGCCCAGCTCGCCGCGCTGAAGACCACCGGCAACTATGACCTGCTCCCAGTGAGCAAGGGGGGCACCGGTATCACGGACCTGTCGGTGTTCATGCAAGGGATGCTCAACGACCCTGACGCAGCGGCCGGTCGCTTTACCTTGGCTGCGGCGAAGTCCGGGACAAATGCTGATATTACATCGCTGACCGGGCTCACCACTGCGCTGAGCATTGCACAAGGCGGGACGGGCAGTACCAACGCGTTCGGGCTGGGTAGCCTCACGTCAGTCCCGATTTCCATAGCTGACCTTGATTCGTCTACGTTGGCGACAGGCATGTATAGCCTGGTCACTGCATCGGGAGGAACCAGGGGGCTTCCATTCGGGACCTACAACTTGTGGGTCAACCGATTCAATAGCACGACCAGCGCCGGCCAAATCGCAATAAGCGTTAATACCGGAATCATGTATATACGTCATTTGCAGACGGCGAACTTTGTTGATACTCGAAGCTTGGGGCTATCTCAGGTTTGGACAGATGTCACTGCTAGCCGATCACTTGGGACTAACTACACAAACACCACGGGTAGGCCAATACAGATATCGGGGATTATAGGACCTTCCTCTGCTTCGACCACGGTAGCGCTGGTTCAAGTCGGATCGACAACCATCTACGGGCCATATGCTGGGGTTGCTGGAAATTACATAGCGTTTCCTACCGTAATTGTTCCGCCTGGTGCTACCTACAACGTGGCGGCCGGTAACGGTACTGCTGCGCTCGTAAACTGGCGTGAGCTTATATAAGGGGTGGTTTGTGGAAAATAATGAAATAGTTATAGAGTCGGTTTCCGTGGCATATTGGTATTATTCGGATGACGCGACCGGCTTGGTATATGCGTATCCTGAGGACGGCAGCCAAGACAGTTACATAGGCAGCAATCTGCGGAAAATGTCAGCCGAAGAGGTCGCGGCGCACCTGAATCCACAGCCCCGTTACTGGACTGACGGCATCACCCTCATGTTTTCGGCGGCGAGCGTTATTCTCGGCATGCGCCTGGCTTCCCAAGAGGAGATTGAACAGCTCCTGCCGGCGATGAAGTTGCGGGAGGCAGCCGAGAAAATATCAGGCCTGCGGAAGATTGCTGACCAGGCCATCGCCCCGTTGCAAGATGCCGTCGACATCGATGAAGCAACACCCGAGGAGGTCGCCGCGCTGAAGACCTGGAAAAAATACAGGGTTGCACTCAGCCGCTTGCCCGAGCAGCAGGGATACCCGGACGAGGCTGTCTGGCCCGCGGCTCCATCCTGATCCATGCGCATCTGACGCACCCGCCATCGAGCGGGATTTTTTTTGCCCGGAGAAAAGTTATGACCGCAACCGAGAAAGATCGCGACATCCTAGCCCGTACCCTGTGGGCTGAGGCTCGCGGCGAGGGCCTGGCCGGCCAGATTGCCGTGGCCTGGACCATCCGCAACCGGGTTTTTGACGGCAAAGACGGCTCCTGGTGGGGCGAGGGTTACGCCGGCGTCTGCCTGAAGCCGTACCAGTTCAGCTGTTGGAACAAGAACGACCCGAACTATCCGTACCTGAGCGGCGCCAAGCCGATCCCGCCGAAGCAGTTCGCCCAGGCGCAGCGGGCGGCCGACCTGGTGATCTCCGGCCAGGAGCCTGACATCACCCGCGGCGCAACCCACTACTACGCCACGACCATGCCGAAGGCGCCGGCCTGGGCCAAGGATGCCACCCAGACCCTGCGCCTGGGCAACCACGTTTTCTTCAAGGATGTGCCATGAGTCCCCTGGGGCTTAAGGCCTGGGCGGCCGGGGTGCTGATGCTGCTGGTGCTGGCCGTGGGAGCGACGTGGAAGGTCCAAGACTGGCGCTACGGAAAGCAGTTGGCCGAGCAGGCCGGCCTGCACCAGTCCGACCTGGACAAAATCAGCAGCGCAGCCGCCGCTCAGGCCCAGGCCGAGCAGGGCAAGCGCCTGGCGCTCGAGCAGCGCCTCTCCAGCAGCGAACAAACTCACCACCAGGAACTGACCAATGTTCAGAAAGATCAAGATCGCCTGCGCGATCACCTTGCCACTTCTGATTTGCGGCTGTCAGTCCTCCTCGCCGAGGATTCAGCCAGTGGCTGCGCAGTGCCTGCCGCCGCCGGCGCCGTCGGCGTGGTTCATGGAGCCCGTCGAGCCCAACTTGACCCAGCGCATGCTCAACGAATTGTCGCCATCACCAACGACGGCGATCGGGCAGTGATCAAACTGGCGGCTTGCCAGGCGTACGCGAGCCAGATTAGCGGGGCCGCTGGCCGCCCTTAGTGGACTCCCCAAAAAGCGAAGCCCCGGCATTGAGCCAGGGCTTCTGAATGGATTGAGGGAATCGAACCCCCGACGCGCGGATTTCAAGACCGCCGCTCTACCGACTGAGCTAAATCCCCATTTACCGTGCAAGACGGAGTGACGAAACTATAGTTTGGGCAAAATGCCACTGTCAAACTATTTTCCTGATCAGATCGGGGCCTTGGTTGCGTACATTGCCGACGGTGCGATCGACCTTGAACCACTCGAAGGCCTCGGCCGGTTCCCCCTGCTGCAGGACGATTTGCTCAGCCCGTTCCTTGGTCGTGGCCGGGTCCAGCCATTCCCGGGCGAGATCCGCCCCCAGGACCACCGGTCGGCGGTCGTGAATGTCGATCATGCCGCCCTGGCTGTCGGCGGTGATGATGACGAATCCGTCGTGCTGGCCCGGTTCACGGCCACCAGTGGGGAATTGTCCGATGGCGGCGCAGAATATCGGCGCCTGGTCCCGCCGCCGGATCAGGTAGGGCTGCTTCTTCGATCCGCCCTCATCGACCCACTCAAACCAGTTGTTGATCGGAGTGATGGCGCGGTTCGGCCAGATCGACCGGTAGAAGGGCCCGTGGGCGACTTTCTCCACTCGGGCATTGATTGGCGCTGCTCGATCTTTGGCCCAGGCCGGTCGCCAGCCCCAGGGCACCCTGTCGGCATGCAAGACGTCGTCCTCCTGGTGGAAGAGGGCGAGCTGCTGCGACGGTGCGCCGTTATACCGGTCCAGCGGCAGATCGCCGACGGAGTTGACCAAGGCGTTGGGCATGCTCAAGGCCGCCACGAAGTCGTGGATGCCGGTGTATTGCGAAAGTCGTCCGCACATGACGCCTGCTCCTGTAGTCACCTTGGTTGGGTGCCCGGGATTATGTCATCGGGAAGTCTATCCCCTTCATAAGCCTTGAGCTGACGGTGCAGCTCTGCGATAAGCGTGGTATTTGCCACACGTTCACCATTCGACTTGTTCATCAGTTCGACATATCGAAGGTGCTCGGAATTCCACGCCCATTTCGCCTTCTCCAGCTCAGCCCGAAGCCTGACGCACTCCTTGACCTCTGCTGCGTGCATTTCCACCAAGCCGAAAATGTCCTGGCGAGCCTTGCGTAACTGGGTGGTCAGTTCCTGCACCTCGTTCTCCAGCATGCGGCAGGATTGCCTGTACATCTCCAGGGGTGTGGGGCAGCCCAGCCAGTCGCTGGTGTCTTCAATTTCAAACGGGTCCAT